GAAGATGGCCGCCCAGGCGCAGATCATCGCCGCCGAGCAGGATGCCTACTCCCGGGCCTTGCAACAGGCCCTGTATGCGGCAGGGGTGGGGTAGATGGCGACCTATCCCTGGGCACCCCAGCCCTGGACGCTTCCGCCGAAACAACCCGCAGCACCGGTCGGGGCAAACGTTGGCGGCAACCCGTTCGCCTCCGTCTTGCCTCAGGGACTGAACATCCCCGGGATCAGCCCGACCACCCTGCAGCAGGCGTGGGGAGTGATCAACCCCCAGCTGCAGAGCGCGGCCGACATCATCAACCGCCGCTCCCAGATGGGCAGTGGCTACATCAGCGGGCTGACCAACTTCTACGCCCAGGAGATGGGCGGGATCTCGGGGATGGTCGGCAACGCCTACGGGCCGGAGGTCAAGTCCGCGAAGAACATCGCCAACTGGGCCGGCACCGGCCTGACCCAATCCGGCCAGCAGCAGGCCGCGAGCGTGGCCAGCCAGATGAAGAGCGCCGGGCCACTGCCGACCTCCTCCGATCTGAACCTGACCCAGCAGGGCAAGGGCGCAGGCGGAGCCGCCTACGGCACCGGGATCTCCTACCTGGACAACCTGATCGCCTCTCGGGCTGCAGCCCAGACCCGGGCCGCGCTGGAGCCGACCTTCGCCTCGATGACCGGCCAGCAGCAGCAGTCAATGCTCGGCGCCCAGCTCGCCCGCCAGCTGGCCGACCAGCAGAGCTCGATCATGGCGACGATCCCCCAGCTTCTGCTCGATCTCCAGGGCCGCGCCGACGACAAGGCTCAGGCCGACCGCACCTACAACGAGCAGGTGCGCGAGTACAACCTGAACCGCTCCGACACGATCCGCTCCAACCAGGCGAAGATCGTCGGGCCGAACGCGCCGACGACGCAAGGCCGGCTCGCCTACTGGCAGAGCGTGGCCGAGCAGCGGACGAAGTACGACCCGCACGGCTACGTCTACGAAGGCACCACCACCGGGATCCATCCGGTCACGGACAAGAAAACCGGCAAACCGATCGTCGACCCCGCCTACACGGCGGCGGTCCAGGAAGGACTGATCAAACAGCAGAAGGCGACCGACGATGCGACGAAGGCGAAGGCAGCCCGGATGATCGTTGTCGGCTCCGACAAGACGGGCCGTTATCTGGTCGACAAGCTGACCGGCGATCGGGTGAGGCTGACCGGGGCAGCGGCGCCGACTCCGACCAAGCCGGTGAAGGTGGTGCTCGGGGACGGCCGGATCGCCTCCTGGAATCCGGCCAACAACCAGGTGACGGTCGCCGGCGGCGCCAACCCGAAGAAGCAACCGGGAACGACTGGCACGAGCAAGTACGGCTCCGCACCGCTTCGCACCGTTGAGAGCGGGCGGGTGGTCTGGGTCAACTCCGTCACCGGCAAGCCGCTCGGCAAGGACGGCCAGACCTACTGGGAGAACGTCTACGGTTCCTACAAGACGGACGGCAGAGGGCATATGACCGAGCAGGGCAAGGAGCGCAAGCGCCGCTCCGACTCGAACCGGAAGGGCTCGAGCACGAGCGTCTATGACCAGTCGGGCACCACGACCAGCGGCAAGCTCCCCTGGGAAGGTCAGTAGGTGGCTTACGGCACCGCCCCGCACCGGATCGCCCCCGGAGTCTGGGCGACTCGCGACGGCCGCCGGCTGACGCCGGCAGGCTCGGCCTACTGGGAGCACCACTACCACCAGGGGCGGGTCAGCGAGGACGGGCACATCACCCGTCCGCAGACGGTCGACGGCAGGCCATCGCTGGTGATGAAGCCGGTGCCGGCGAAGGCGATCCCGCTCCGGCAGCCAAGTCGGCTCGACTACGCGCTCGCCCAGGCGGCGAACAGCGGGCAGACCGATCCGAATCGGGCGGACGTGAAGGCGGCGACCGCCCGGGTCAAGCTCTACAACCGCAACCGGGGCACCACCCTCGGGCTGAAAGACGTGAAACAAGCGGCGAAGGCATACGCCGAGTACGCCTCACCGCTCGCCCTCCCCTACCAGGTGGCCAAGCACAGCTACCAGGGGATCAGCGACATCTATCTCGCCCAGGATCAGGCGGCTGCGGTCAAGTCATTGCAGACCGACAAGCGGCTGACGCCGACACAGAAGGCGAGCGCGCTTCGCCAGTGGCAGGTGCAGCAAGCCGGGTTGACGGCGCCACACGGGCTGAACAAATGGCTGGACAGACTTGCCGGCGGTGCGATCGAGATGGGAGTGGAGACCCCCTCGAGCCTGGCCTATGCCGCCCAGCATCCGATCCCGGCGGCCAAGGCGATGGCCGGCTCGATCTACGAGACCGGCCGCCACCCGGTCCGTCAGTTCAAAGAAGAGCCGGCCGTGTTCTTCGCCAACCTGCTCGGCGGCAAGGCTGCGATCGGCGGCCTCGCAGGGCGCACCGAGGCCGCCGTCGCCGCAGCTCGAGGAGGCCGGCCGACCAGCCTGGGCGAGGCGGTACGGGCGATCCCGATCGCTGACCGCCGCGCCTACGCCGTCCTCACCAACCCGGAGCGGCATCTCCAGAACCTGGACGAGATGACCCTCGACCGGATCCAGAACCCCTCCGGGCCGCTGTCCGATCTGCTTGCTCAGGACCCCGAGGCCAGCACGATCCGCTCGAACATCATGCGCCGGGCCAGGTTTGGCAACCTGCGCCCGAGCCCGACCTCGGTCAGCCAGGCGATCCGCCAGCCGGTACGGGAGGCGGTCTCCGGGCGGGTGGGCAAGACGGTGCAGGAGGCGATCCGGACACCGAAGCCGAAGCGCCGCACTCTCACCTTCTCCGGCCCGGGCGGGTCGATGACCGTCCACCCTCTCGGCTCCCGCGACTACTTCACCAACCTGATCCAGCGCGGACTCGACGCCCGCACCCAGCGCCAGCTGGACAAGGCGGCGAACCTCAAGCTGCCTGGCGCCCAGGCGATCGCGGAGCAGCTGCAGATCCCCGCCGAGCTGATGGGGCCGGAGGTTCAGCAGGGCCTGCACGCGATCAACCGCGTTCATTCCGCTGAGCCGCTCGAGCGGCGGGTGACGATGATCTCCGAGCCCCGGATGGGACGAGGCCGCTTCGGCGTCCATTACTCCGTTCCCAACCTCCGGGGAGGCTGGGAGCCCTACCTGATCCAGACCAACCCGGTGCGTGGAGAGGGCTGGGTTCCTGGGGATGTCACTGCCACAACTGTCCACGAGGCCGGCCATGCCCTCCAGCACATGGTAAAGGGCGAGGACAACCAGGTGTTGGCTGCGATCGCACGGACGGACGCCTTCCGCAACCTGCACGCGAACATGCCGACCGGCTCGTACAAGCGATACATCACCGACCTGAGGGAGCTCTGGGCCCGCGCCTACGCCCAGTACATCGGCACCCGCTCCGGCAACAAGGACATCCTCGACTCGCTGCAGCGGCGCGACGCGTTCGAGGTCAACCGGGGCGGGCATCCGATTCACTGGACCGAAGAGGACTTCGCTCCGGTGGCGGAGGCATTCGACCAGGCGTTCGGCCGGTTGGGCTGGCGTGACCGGGGCGGATCCTCCCCGACCGACCGAGCGATCGAACCGGGCGGCCGGCTGGGCGAGCTCCGCCGCCAACAGCTCAGCCCGGAGACGAAGATCGGGCGCGAGGCTCGAGCTGCCCGCCGAGTCAGAGACGCGCTCGAGATCGCCCAGGTCGCCCAGCTCGAGCGGTTCGGCAAGACACAGCCGGCCCGGCTCGCCCAGTTCGTCACCCGTGGACGCTGGGACCAGGGCGCGATCATTCGCCGGCGACGAAACGAGCGGCTGACCGCCGCCGAGAACAAAGCGGTCGACATCAAGGCATCCGGTGTCACGCCGGAGGAGCACATCGCCTACCACGAGCGGGGGCTGGCAGACGTGGCCGCGCTCCGGGCCAGCACCGAGCCCCGCCCTCAGGACTACTTCTCTCTCTTCCACAAGGTCGCCCTCGAGCGCCGGCTGCGCAAGCGCGAGCAGGCCCACAGTGTGCAGATCGCCGCCACCCGTGCCGCCCAGCGCGAGCTCGAGAACCCCCGCCCGCAACTGACCCAGGCGCTCAGGGAGTCCCGTCAGGTCTCCCGTGGCCGCGAGCAGATCCTGGGGATGTCGCCCCGGGCCGCCGCCCACCGAATCGGCGCCCGAGCGGAAGAGATCGGTGAAGTCGCGGCCGGCCGCCAGTCCCCACTCCTGCGCCTGCAACAGCGGGAGAAGCTGTTGCAGCAAGTGCAAGAGAAGGCGGATCGGGCGCAGACGCCGCAGGAGCACGCCCGCTGGAACATCCAGGCGGACGCGATCCAGCAGGAAATCGACGCGATCCACGAGAGCTTCGTTTCCACCGGAGGCAGGCTCAGTCGGGGAGATGGGGCCTTCTACGTGCCTTCCAAGTCGCTGCGCGACCTGCGCAAGGTGCCGGTCGGGGGCGGCAGGGCGATCTCCGACTACGGCATCTCCCCTCCGCGCAAGCTCCCCGAGCTCAGCCACCCGTACACGGGCGCGCTCGAGCGCACCGGCAACGCCCGCTTCGACGTGCCCGGCCTGGTCGGCACCGCCTACCGCCGAGCCCAACGCTACGCCGCTGTCAAACGCGGCTTCGACCAGCTGCTCGGCGTCTCCCATGCGACCAAGGAAGCAGCCGGCCCCTACGCGATTCCGATCCGCACCAAGTACGCGGTCCCCGAGGATCTGCGCCGGGTAATCCTCAAGGCCGACGCCGGCGACCTGACCAAGGCCGACCTCAAGAACATGAACTCGGTCGACCTCCAGGCATGGATGAAAGAGCTGTTTCCGGACGAGCGGAAGATCACCGCCGACCAGCTCCGCAACGTGCGCTGGATCGACGGCCGAGTCGCTTCCGGGATGGCCTCCGAGTTTGACTTCGGCGGCAAGCTCGGCCGGGCGGTCGAGTCGATCAACGCCCCCTTCCGCGCTTCGGTGCTGTACACGAAGCCCGCCTACGCGTTGAACCTGCTCCAGAACCTGGGCACCAACGCGATCCGCCAGGGGGTGTTCACCCCCGACAACATCGTCAAGGCCCTGCGCCTGGGCAAGACGATGGGCACGGAGGACCAGGCCCGGATCCTCTCCCTGGTCGGTGAGGGACTGAGCCGCTCCCTCGAGGCGGAGTCCGGGATCGGGCACACCGTGATCCAGGGCGCCGGCGAGTGGTGGAACAAGGTGGTCGACCGCTACCCTCGGGCGGCAGCATGGATCCACGAGGCCCGGGCGATGGGCTACAACACCGGCCCGAAGATGCATCAGCTGTTGAACGACACGCGGCTAAGTGACGACCTGACCGAGATCACCCGCCGGGCGAACAAAGAGGCGGTCGAGTACGGGCAGATGACCCCGCTCGAGCGCAACGTGCTCAAGCGGGCGATCTTCTTCTACGGCTGGCTCCGAGGCTCGACCCTGTACACGCTCCGCTTCCCGAAGGAGCATCCGGTCACCACCGCCGCGATCGCCAACACGGTCGCCTACGGCGCTCCGAAGGTTCACGAGCAGACCGGCCCGGTGCCCCGTTACCTGGAGGGGATCGTCCGGATCGGCAAGAACCGGGCGATCGACCCGCAGAACATCAACACCGCCCTCACCCCGATCGAGGCAGCCCAGGGCATGGCCGGCCTGTTCCAGCCTTCCGGCTGGGCCTCCGCCGGCGAGCTCGCCCAGCAGTTCTCGCCTGCCGCCTCCGCTCTGCTGACCCTTGGCTCCGGCAAGACAAGCCTCGGCTACGACATCCCTGCCGGCCAGAGCCGGGTGGAAGGAATGCTCCGGGAGATGGGCCGTTCCCTGCCGGAGGCGGTGCTGTTCAACCGCCTCACCCAGGACGCCCAGGCAGACAAGAGCCCGGAAGAGCGGGGCGTCTACCCAGGTGGGGCCGAGAACGCCTTCGGCCGCTTCTCCCTGGGCGGCATGTACCCGGGCAAGGTCAACTGGCCAGGGATCCAGGCTCGGGGAATCAAGGAGCAGCGGGCGATGATGAGCCCGGGGCAGCGGGCCGTCAGCGGGCATGGCGATTTCCGCAAGGCGATGTTCGAGGCGGCCCAGCAGTCCGGCCTGCTCAAGGGCACGGCAACCTCGCAGCCGAAGGAGCTCAAGGACGCGATCACCCTGCGCACGAAGCGCTACGCCAACTACGCGAACAAGGGGATCAAGGAGCGCGACTCCGACTACCAGCGTGAGGCGTTCAAGGCGGACACGGACTGGCTGTACAAGAACGGGAAGATCACCAAGGCCCAGCACGACGCCGGGATCAGGCAGGCGGAGTCAGCCTCAAGCGACCAGCTCGAGGGTTGGCGGAGGACACTCGGGGATCAGTTCTTCGGCGGGGACACGATCTCTACCGCCCGCTCCCAGATCGGGATCGGTCTTGCCCAGCGCGCCTTCGAGTCGGTCACCCGGCAGCTGTTCGAGAGCAAGAAGATGAACCGGCAAGAGGCGCTGGCCGCGATCAACTGGATGCACGGAGCGCAGACCCGCAAGGAGGTTGTCGCCGCGATCGGAGCGATGACCCAGAAGTACGGTCTCGATCCGGTCGATGTGCCGGACGCTCCCTCAGCCCCGTAAGGAGGCTCTCACTTGGCACTGACCGCCGACCAGCAGCGGATGGCCCAGCTGATCATGGGGATCGGAGCTCGACGCGGGCTGAGCACTGCCCGCCAGCGCGAGCTCGCCGCCGCCGCCTATGCCGAGTCTGGCCTGAACCCGCGCTCGGTCAACAAGTCAAGCGGTGCGGCCGGTCTCTTCCAGCTGCTCAGCTCCGGCTACCGCGACCGGGCGCAGCAGCTCGGCGGGCTCTACAACCCACGTGCGAACACGTTGGCGATCATCAACGACTACGTGAACTACTGGCGTCAGCACCCGAACGCTGGTGCCGGAGAGGCGGGCCGGGACGTGGAACGCTCTGGCGAAGGAGCCTCTTTCTACGCCAACCCTCTCTCGCTGGTGGGAGGGCTTGCGCCTGGGGCCGCCGGCCCGGTTGCGCCCCCCTCGAGGCAACCCGGGCCGGCGGCCCCAGGCCCGCAGCAGAACGACGCCTACCGTGCCGCCCTGCTCCAGCAGCTGTTCAACCGTCGTCAGGGCAAGGCAGTTGACTGGCTCTCCCTGGTCCGCGCCCAGCAGCAGGCCGCGGCCACGGCGCCTAGCAACCCCGGAAACCGTGACGCCGGCCCGGTCAACGATCCAAAAACAGGTAACTGGGTCGACCCGGCGACCGGGAAGGTGATCGGCACTCCGTATCACGGCACGCACACCCTGGGTAACTGGGAATCGGATCGGGCCCTGGACGTAGCGGTGCCGATCGGCACCCCGGTCCGCTCGCCCTTCGCCGGCACGATCGGCTCCCAGTTCGGCTCGCTCGGGGCGAGCTCCGGATCGCGCTTCGCCGGCCTGCGCCTGCACGTCGCCAACCCGACGAACGAGTGGTACGGCGCCCATCTCTCTCGCTTCGCCCCCGGGATCAAGCCGGGGGTGAGGGTGCGGCCCGGGCAGATCGTCGGTTACTCCGGCTCCGCCTCCGGCGTGGCCCACCTGCATGAGGCGCTCAAGTACGGCGACCCCTATCACCTGATCCGTTAGATCTTCTTCTTCCAGGGGCCGCTCTGCTCGCGTGCATGAATCAGGAGATGCTCGGCTATCGAATCGGTCGGCAGCAGGTGCTCCGGGTTCAGGCAGAGCGGGTTGCGGCAGACGTGATGAACGGGGCCGGTGACTTCTCCGAACATGGCTGCCACAAGACGATGGGGCCTGACGACCTTTCCGGCTCGTCCGCCGACCTTGGCCTGCGGATAGCCGGTAGTCCCGAGCGAGCCTGTCCATTCCCAGCAGGTGTCGGGCGGGCCGATAACAAGCCAATCCATCCACATGCGCGGGAGCTGCCTGTCACGACGAGCACGACGCCGCGCGTTCTTCGCAAGCTCTCGCGCTTCGACTGACGGATAGATCGCCTGCGCTCGGCCGTTCGAACCACGGTTAACGATCGGCACGGGCCGGATCCTTCCAAAAGGGGGTGGTTCGTGTGTCCGAGTGGTGGCAGGTTGGCTACCCGGGCGGTTGAAGCCCGATGGTCAAGGTGGACGGCTTTCCCCGCCCCCTGTATCCGCCCGATGCGAAGCAGCACGGCAAGACGCCGAGCGCGGACGGTCCGGACGTGGTGGCGTACAAGCGGCTGGTCTCCCGGGCAGGCAGATGGCCCTGGCCCGACCAGGGAGACCCTGGCTTCGACGACTCCTTCTCGAACGGCTTCTCACACGGCAAGGCAGGAGGGAACGTCGGGGACTCAGGAGTGGCCGGAGTGCAGCGCCAGGGCAAGCTCGACGACACCGGCTGGCTTGGAGAAAAGACGTTCAACCTGTTCCGCTCGATCCGGATCCCGGACGGCCTCCCCCATGCCGGCGAGCCGGCGATGGATTCCTATTCGGTCGAGCTGGTCAACAAGGCATACGCCCTGTTCAAAGGGCACGAACCCGCCCCCTCACCGCAGGGCACGGTCCGCGCCGCCGCTCTGTCCAAGGCCATAACACAGCTGGGCATAAAGGAGTCGCCGGCCGAGTCGAACAACCAGAAGTACGGCCAGTGGTACGGAATGAACGGCGTCCCCTGGTGCGCGATCTTCGTCAGCTGGTCATTCGAGCAGGGCTCGTTCGACCTCGGCCTCGACTCGCCAAGCTTCTCCGCCGGCCGCAGCTACAGCTACTGCCCGTACATCGTCTCCGACGCTCGAGCCGGAAAGAACGGGCTGAAAACACTCGACCCGGACCAGGTGATCCCCGGCGATGTCGTCGTCTACGACTGGCAGTGGAACGGCGAGTACGACCATGTGGGAATCTTCGAGAAGTGGACGAGCGGGACCAGCCAGTTCCAGGCGATCGAGGGGAACACCTCTCTCTCGAACGACAGTAACGGGGGAGAAGTGATGCGCCGTTCGCGCTCGGTCTCCGGGCAGGCCACCTGTTTCGTCCGGGTCGCTGAGCCGTCATGAGCGGAGAGTCGGTAGCGATCCTCGGCTCGATCCTCGGGGCGATCGTGACCATGATCGTGATCCTCACCCTGCGGATCTCCGAGATGCGCGAGCGCCTGGGCAAGCTGGAGGAGTGGGTCCGGCTGACAGAGAGACGTGGGGACGGTGAAGAGTAAGGACTGGGTAGCGATCCTCCTCACTGTGGGGATCTGCACCGCCCTGAACATCATCACCATCGCCGTCCTCTACGACGCCCTCTTCTCGAAGCCGAGCGGCGGTCTGTCCGAGAACGCGACCCAGGTGCTGACCGGCTGGGGCGGAGGGATCATCGGGATCATTGGAGCGCTGGTCGGCTACCGGGCGGGCGAGCAGAAGAACCGCCCGCCGGAAAGCGAGCAGGATACGGCCGAGTACCCGCAGCTCGACCAGTAGTCGTTTGCCATTCGGCAACAGTGGAGAGATACTCAGCCAACCCAAAGGGTTCTGGTTGCCCTTGTGGCAATCAGATAGGTGCCTACGATCGAGGCCGCCGTTCGGCGGCCTCGGCGTTTTCGTGTCTTTAGACGCCGGCGGCCAGCTTGATCTTCTCGAGCAGATCATCGACCAGGGGGAAGTCGAACCCGGTCGCTTCGACCATCGCCTCCTTCGCTGACCACAAGGCAACCGCGTCGTCGATCGTGAAGGCGACCTTGGCCGGCTTCGGCCGGCGCTCGCGCTCGGGCCGCTCGAGCTTCGCCGCCGGCAATACCTTTGCTCTACGCAGGCGCGCGCGAGTGTTCGGCTCCCAGCGGTTGTCAGACGGCGTGGAAGGGATCGTGATCGGCCCGTTGGCGTCGACGACGTGATCGGCCCCGTGGTACAAGTGGTAGTGCCCGCTCGGCTTCATCACGGTGGCGAAGCCGTAGCTCCGAACTTCGCGCAGTAGCTCTGCAACCTCGGCGTTCATGCGATTTCTCCTTGACTAACGCTGACTAACGGATCGCTGGCGGGCCGAGCAGAAAGCCCGCCAGCGATCCTTCTTTTTGCCGAACTTATGCGGCTTGCAGGTCGTACTTATGCAATGTTCCCCTGCTCAGGCGGTTTTCTAGGTCGCAAACCAGAAACCCCTGCAAACAGCCGCCTTCTGGGCCAAAATAGCTCGTGCTGTTGGATATTGTGTGTGGCCCCCTTTTTAGGCTTATCCATGCGGTTTTGACTACGAATAGATTGGCTTTCTTGACTAACCTTGACTACTGCCGTTGACCGCGCGCAGTACGAGCGCCTTCGCCGCCGAGTCGTCGGTCACGTGCGAGTAGACCTCGGCGGTGATCTTCACGTTGGCGTGCCCCATGTACTTGGAGACGATCGTCAGCGGCACGCCACGGTGCAAGAGGTCGCTCCCGTAGTTGTGGCGCAGGGTATGGGGCGTCAGCTTCTCTGCCTCCCCTTCACGGACGAGTCCCTGCCTGCGGGCATGGGCGACCACGTACTGCTGGATCGCATTGTGGGAGAGCTCGAACAGACGAGCCTTGCCGAACGGAACCCGGACCGCCTTCATGTGCCGGCGCAGGATCTGCTCGAGCTCGTCCGACATCGGCACGCTCCGCACCGCCTGCTCCGTCTTGGTGTCGGTGAAGGTCACAACCCCGGTCCGTCTCTTGATCGGGTCCACCTGCCGGGCAACGTGGAGCTCGTGCGCCTCCCAGTCGATGTCTCCCCACTGGAGGCCGAGCGCCTCGCTGATCCTGAGACCGGCAAGGAGCATGACCGCGATCACGGCCTGGTACTTCTCGATCGCCTCGTTCAGGTAGTTGCCACGCTCGTTCTCGGTTAGCATCCGCTGCTTGTTCTGCGGCTGACGTGAGTCCTTCTCGTTCGGGCTCAGCCTCCGCACCGGGTTGTCGCGTCGGATTCCGTCCCGCTCCGCCTCATCAAAGACTGCCTTCACCAGGTCGATCGTCTGCCCGATCGTCTTGCCGGCCAAGCCCCGCTTCCGCATCGAGAGCAGGACGTACTTGCGGACGTGTTCTGCCCGGACATCCCGCACCTTCATTCGCAGAAGCGGAGTCTCGACATACCGCTCGATCAGGCCGTGGTAGTGGCCCCGCGTGCGGATGTTCGCCTTCGGGCGCCGGTTCTCGATCACGTCCTGGGCGAACTCCCGGAAGCGGATGTTGCTGTGGACGTTCAGAACCTCTCCCGGGGCCCGTCCCGAGAGCTCCTCCTTGTAGAGCCAGACATCTTTCTGGGTCGGGTAGTCCGCCTTCGAGACGTAGACCCGCTGTTGTGGGGCTCCAGGCTCAGGCGTGATGCGGAACCACCACTGGCTGCCGGCGTCGTATACCCCCGTCCACTGCTGACGGGAGCGTGAGTTACCCTGATCTTGCATCGGAACCACCTTTCCGGTGCCTGCGCTCGGCGGCGGCCACTCCGCCGCCGGCGCGTCGGCTTTTGTTGACGACGAGTTATACATCGAGCGTCGGACGACAGCCGCCGACGCAGCGATAGACCAAGCGCTGGCGGCCATCGTCGAGCTTGATCGCGCTGTTCATCCTGATCGGCTTCACAGCGGAGAGCCAGACTCGTCCGCACTCGTGGCAGGTGGCGCTGTAGCAAGTGACTCTTCCAGGAGCCTTGCCTTGCGCCACATCTGCAAGAGCACGCCGAGCTCGAGCGTGACGATCGGCCTTCTGTCCCCGTGGCCGGCCACCACCAGCAGCCAGTCCTTCCCCTCCGCCCTGCCCTGCCGTTCCGCCTGGGCAATCATCGCCCCCTCCGGGACCCTTCCCTTCGTCCTCTTCACCTCGATACTGAACGGGGTGCCAGAACAGTCCGATCCTGGTAGCGGACCTCGACGTTCGCCTCCGAAAGCGCGGCATATTCTCCTCTCCAGATCCTTACTGACCCTGGCCACGACGCTCAAGCTCCTCCTCGATCAGCCTGAACAGCGTCTCTTCCGACCTCGAGATCTGGATCGTCCAGCCTCGCTTCTCGGGGGCTGACCATGCCTCCGGCTGGAACTCTTTGCCGTGCAGCGCGATCCCGACCCGGGGGTTGCGGGTCGAGCCGATCGCGATGTTGCCGGCGACGCTGGTCGTCCAGAACTCGCACGCGCGCACCGCCTCCTCCGGGCTCATGCCTTCACCCAGACCCGCTGCAGGTTGCCGTGGCCGATCACGCGCTCGCTGCGCCGGAAGCGGCCGGTGAAGCGAATCGCCCCCCGGCGGGCGGCGGCGGAGAAGATCGCCCCGACCACGTTGTTGCGGTAGACGCCCTGGTCGGGCAGGCCGATGTCCCGGATCAGGTCGTCGGCGGTGAACTCGGTGCCGGTCTCGGTCTCGTTCAGCCACATCGCGGCGGTCAGCTTCCACGCCTGCACCCGGGTCGCCTCGAGCGCCTGCCCCTTGCCCTTCTCGGCAGCGATCTCGGCGGCGAGCGAGTCGAACAGGGTGGGCTGGCTCATGCGTCGACCTCGGCAGCGATCCGCTCCCGGTTCTGGAGGACGACGGAGAGCGCCTGCACAACCGTGTAGTAGCGCTTGAGCCTTGAGGTGTACTCGTCGTGGCCGAAGATCTCGGCGCAGCCCTCGACCAACTCGTTCAGGATCACCGCCCCATCCTCGTCATCTGCAGGGACTTTGATCGTCCAGCTCTTCGCCGGCCGCTTCGGACCAGGCTCATGCTCAGGGTGAGGGTGACCCTGACGTTTTCCACAGGTCGGGCAGCGCTCAGCCTCCCGGCCCTCCGGTGAGCTCGGGGCCGCGTCGGCGGGTGGAGCAGCCGGGAGGCTGAACGTCCCGATCGAGATGAACTTGTCGTCCGGCGTGCGCTCCAGCCAGTGGAAGTTCTGCCGCTGCGGGTCCCAGCGGATCCAGGCGGCGTGTCCTCCGCCCTGGCCGGTCACGTCCTCGTGGTGGCGCCAGCAGAGCCCGACGACGTTCCGGATCGTGGTCAGACCGAACGCCTCTGCGTTCTGGAAGGGCACCTTGACCCACCAGAAGTTGCCGGCCAGGTAGGAGCGCCGCCAGAGATGATGCTTGTGGTCGACCGGCTTCTTGCAGCCGGGGGCGGCGCAGTAGGGGCCGACCTTGTAGGTGTCGCCGTCGACCCCCTTCACGCTCCAGTCATCGATCGGGAGCAGGGTCATACGCGCCTCGGCCAGTAGAAGATCAGGCGCCCGAAGACCGGGCCGAGCTGGACACAGATCGCCGGCGTGGTGTCTGTCCAGTCGAACAGCAAGCCCACCCCCCAGCGATCGAGATCCGTCCGTCCGTCCACGTAGGCCGGCCACCGAATGTCGCCCTCTTCATTCCGGAGCAGGCTCATTCGTCCGCCCGGGTCGAGATGCAGACGTGAAGCCGATCCAGATGCCAGGACGTGGCTTCGATCTGGCAGTCACAGTCCTCGTCGCCGCACTCCCCGATCTCCAGCTCGCCCTCACCGAGCATCTCGGTCAGAACACGAAGCCGGAGCTCGTACTGCTCCCGGCCGAGACCGCCTGCGTAGATGTCGATGAAGCCGCTCTCCCCGAGGTCCATGCCGGCGAACTGGTCGAGTAGTCCGCTCACGTCGGCAGTCCCAGCCCCCGGCGGGCGATTCGCCAGATCTGCTTGCGGTGCTCCGCGTTCGAGCCGAGCGGCTCGAAGGTGGCGAGTCCCTCGATTCGGGCCAGGGCTTCGTGCTCGGGCGACTTGCCGTGCAGGAGCATGGCGACATGGATCAGGTCGTACTGGTTCCAGTGCGGTCGGTTCCGGGTTGGGCGAGCGATGATCTCTTCGAGCCGCTCCTGGAGATAACCGCTCACGAGTCGGCGTATCCCTTGTTGCGCCAGCCGGCCCAGGCCGCGTCGACCGGCTTGGTGAAGCGAACGGCAGCGTCGATTCCGTTCTCCCGGCAGCCGGCGAGGGCGGTGTCCAGCTCCTTGAAGGTGGCCTCGATCTGGCGCTCGAGCTGACGGACACGCTCGACCGCACGCTCGAGTGCCCGCAGCGCCACCTGGTCGCGGGTGATGTTCAGTGCCTCTACAGGAGCCCGCATCGCCTTGCCGTGGTCGGCCAGGGATTCCAGCCCCGGTGCATCCAGGCCCGGATCGCGACCGCGATCTGGATCTCCTTCGGCCAGCGGTCCGCCGTGCCCCAGGCCCGGTAGAACTCCGGCCCCCAGGTCCGCTGGAAATCCCGGTCCATCTGCAGCCCCCCGAAATACCCGTTGCCGGTGTTGGCTTTCCACCCGTAGCCTCCGTTCTCGTAGCGGTAGATGCACTTGAACTGCTTGACCAGCCAGTGCGGGTTCGCCGCCTCGCTCAGGTCTACGGCCATGCCGGACACCCCGCCTGATAGGCACACCACGAGCAGCGCCAGTCGTGAACGATGCCGCGCGCCGGCCAGTCCTCGTCCGGGCCGTAGGTGGCGTAGTAGCGGTTGGCGTCGGCCAGCGCCTGCTGGATCCGCCGCTTCATCTCGTACACCTTCGCCTCGTCGAAGCTCTCGACCAGGCCCTCCGAGTCCAGGCCGGTGAATACCTGCGGGAACTTCGCCTTGGTGATCACGTGGAAGTCCACCGGCCGAGGTACGACCAGCTGGTAGACACGTCCCTGTAGACGCCATCCCGGCTTCACCTCCGTGAGCTTGCGGGCGGATGTCTTGAAGTCGATCGTCGGCCGGCCGTTCTTCTGCACCAGGTCGATCCAGCCGCTCACCGGAACCTGGGCGCCGATGTCGATCGTGAACTCGTGCTCGATCTTCTCCGGCTCCAGCCGGCCGATCACCGGGTGGTAGGCGGAGACCATCAGCTCGCCCTTCGCCCGAACCTCGTCTGGCTTGTCGTCCCAGATGATCTCCTCGGGCCCGCCGTGGCGGTCGAGCACGGTCGGCCAGACCGCATCGTGGAAGTAGGTCACCACGTCCTCGAGCACGGGCTCCGCCTCGGTCAGCAGCTTCACGTCCAGGCCGAACTCGATCCCGCCGTGGGTCGCCTGGCCGAGGACGAGCGCCTGCGCCGGCGGCTCCTTGCGTCCGAGGATGTAGCGCTGCTGCCACTGGCGCGGGCAGATCTCGAGCATCTGCAGGCCGGAGAAGGAGAAGTGGTCGATCGGCAGCTGCCAGGACAGCTCCTCCGCCGCCAGTCCGGGCACGAGATCACCCGAGACACCGAAGCTGTTCTCCAGGGCAGTGCTCGTTACGGCCGAGTCGCCCACCCGGGTGGCGGCGAAGTCCTCGATTCTCACCGGTTCAGCGCCTCGACAGCCATCGTCCGAGCAGCAGGCCGAGCATCAGCGCCAGGAACAGCCAGATCACGACGGCGACGATGAACCCCCACCATGGCACTCACGGCGCCTTCCTCGAGCGCCGCTTCGGAGGCGGAGGCTCCTCCTCAAAAGGGATGCCCTCCTCGATCTGTGGCGGGCCGCTGTCACCAGGCCCCCAGGTGCGGGTGCGGGAAACCTTGTCCTCGCGGACGTAGCCCTCCTGGTCATCCCGCCAGATCGAGGCGCCCTCCTCGACTGCGACCTGCTCGGCGTAGGAGAGGGAGAGATCCCGGAAGCCGGTAACCCCGGCGAAGAGAGCCACGATGTTCTCCTTCGAGCCCTGGTAGACGCGCAAGGTCCCAGTCGGGGAGTAGCGCGGCCCTCCGAACATGTCTGCGCCGGAGGGGTTGTTGCTACTCCGTGTCGGCGGAGACCAGGGGCCGAAGGTGATCTTGGCGTCGTCCGGGATCTCGATCTTGAAGGTCTTGTCTCCGAAGACGAGGAGCTGTCTCACGAGGGATCCCTCCCCGCGTCCTTGACCTTGCCCTCGAGGATGACGGAGAGCGTGTTGTAGAGCTCGATCGCCTCGTCGACGGAGAGGGTCAGCTCGACCGGATCGGTCTGGTGCTGGTCCTCGATCGCCTCGAGCGTGATCGTCAGCGAGTGGTTGACCATCACGGCCTCCAGCTGACCAGCCACTGGGTGAAGAACTCGGCGGCGATGACCACGTTGGCGACCGTGCGCTGCTCCGCCGGCAGGAACTCGAGGATGTCGACGCCGGCCTTGAGCGCGACCGACTTGGCGATCTGCAGGTCCTTGTCGGTGGCGACCACACCGCCGGCGGCAGGCTCGGGCTCGGCGTTGTCGAACAGGCCGGCCGGCTTCGCCTCGGGCGGGCTCGACTCGAGGACCGTCAGCGTGTTGATGTAGCGATTCGTGTACTGACCCTTCTGCTGCTGGTCGAACTCGATGTGGGCCGTCTGCCCGATGTTCGACCCGGCCAGCTGACCGAGCGAGCGGTCACGGGTCGTGTACTGGTGTCCGTTCGACAGCTCGACGACGAAGATCTCGACGCCGGTCGGCAGGCTACGGGTCGAAACGTTCCGGATCTGCTCCGCCACTTCCATTCATGCCCTCCTCGAGATCTGAGGCACGGAGGTAAGCGGCGGCCTGGCCGTACAGCTCGGACAGCAGCCTGAGCGACCGAGGGTTGGGCTCGTGTCGGCCCGACTCCCAGGCCCCGACCGTGGAGACGGCGACGCCACACGCTTGGGCTACGTCCGCCTGGGTCAGGGTCATGTTCTTGCGGGTGCGCCTCAAACGCCGTCCCGCCTCGTGCAACCGCTCTTCCTCAGTGACCATGTGTGCCCGAGGGTATGACCGCACCCCCGAATAGGGAAGAGCGTTTACCATGTACTTATGCAGTAGTTATTTGGTAGAGATATAACATACCCCTGCATATCAGGTGGTTATTTCCGCCCCCGATTTATCCACAGATAGTGATCAGAAGTCGGTAATAGCGGGCTTTTTCTTCTTGACCGGGATGCTCATACCTGCGAAGCTCGAGCTCCCGACCAAGGAGGCAGACGAGCGTAGATCCAGGGGAAACAGCCGAGAGAGTTGAGCAGCGGATGCTCTACGGCGGGGGGCCGGTAGTTCTGGGAGTTCTACTCCTTGCCGGCAGCTGACTCTTTCGATTCCGACCGTGGGCTCGCACCGAGAGACTCCCGCGAATCGAAATAGAGCAGACGACAGAGGGGCCGCAGGGCAGGCAAGACTGGGAAATCCGTGAATCTCAAACTCGGTTGCTATACAACCGGCTTAGCTTGCGCGGGCCGGCCCCTCCTCCCAAATCAGGGATAGACGAATTATGGCCCATTTACCCAGCCCGGACGAGATCCTTGCCTGCCGCACCAGCCGAGGCGCCTGGACGCGCAGGCAGCTGGCCGAGTGGGGCGTGCCCTGGCCGCCGCCGAGGGGATGGAAGCGGGCGCTGGAGTCGAAGTGGTACAGGCAGAACCCGGACGCTGTTCGGCCGGCGCCGCAGGAGATCGTCTTGCGGACCAAGTATCCGTTCACCGCGATCATCAACGGCAAGCCGATGCTGATCACCAGTCCGCACTACGAGCCGCCGGTGCCGCTGATGCTGACGCCGCTCGAGCAGCTCGACGAAGAAGCCTTCCTGCGGGCGAGCGAGGACAGCTAGACTCGCTGCGAGCCTCGGGGCTGCGGACTGGAGATCCGCCGTGGCCCGTCAGTCGATCGAAGAGAGGATCCCTGCCGTCAGGATCCTGCTCGCCTCCCTGTACGACTACCTGCCTGACCCTCCGACCTCGAGCGGGCTGATCGCGCAGAGCTCGCTGCCCGGGCCCGCTCCCGGTCGCCGTGTCCCTTGCGGTGCCTGCCGACGCACCGGCAAGATGCGCGAGCGGACGAGGATGAGGATCTGTCCGCTCTGCGACGGGCTGGGCTGGAGGCCGAGGCGAGGCCCGTCCAATCCCTCCCACCCTCGCTACGAGGAGCCCTACGACGAATACACGGGCGAGCCGATCAAGGAGTCGGCCAGCCCGAACCCGGAGCCGACCCCGCTGAGGATGCTCGACCGCCAGCTGGAGACGCTCGCCCGCCTGGCCGCCCTGCGTGCCGGCGAGACCTCGAGCGAACGCTACGGCTGGGAGCGGGAGCGGATCGTCTACGACCGCAAGGGCTCCTACCAGGAGCTTCGCCGTGCGCTGAAAAAGTTGGAGAAGGTCTGGCCGGCCGGCTATGCCGAGATCCGTCGCCGCTACTTCTTGGGTGTCGATGTTTTGCTCGGCCCGCTCGAGCGCACCTACCTGGAGGCGGCCGAGGAGTGGATCGCCCGCGACATGCGCGGGCCGATCCGGGTGCCGCCCTGGCTTGCCGACCATGACAGCCAGCGCCGGCAGCGCAGCGTGAAAGAGTTGGCGGCCGAGGGTTTGACCGCCGGCGAGATCGCCCGCGTGCTGCGGATGCCGAAGCGGTCGGTGCAGAAGCAGCTGCGAGCAACGCTTGCGTCCGATGCCAGCGTTACGATCTTGACGGCTTCGGCCCCCGGTGAGTCGGCTTAGGTCCGTACATGGCCGGGTAGTGGAGAGGGCGGAGCCTGCCTTGAAACCCCAAACCCGCTGGGCTGAGCCCCGCCCTCTCTTCTGTCCTAGTCAGCCGTTCGCTTCTTCTTCGGCTTCCGCTGCCACAGATACAGCTGCTCGTCCAGCTGTGACTGCGACCAGATCGGTCCGCACTTCAGTTCGGCCGCCGGCGCGATCATCTGACCTCGAGAACGGATTGTCCGTAGGTTGACCCGGCTGACCTCGAGGTACTCCGCCGCCTCCGCTAGGCCGTAGAGGATCAGCTCGTTCGCCTCGGTGATGTGCAGCCGCGTGTAGTGCCGCCGGCAGCGCGGACACAGTGGCTGGGTCATCGTCGATCCCAGTAGTTGATCAGCATGGCGATCACCAGGCCGACGAAGATGCCGAGCCCGAAGGACGCCCACGACTGGGCGGCGACGGCGATCATTCCTCCTCCTCCGGCTCGGGCAGCGGCCCGTCGTGCGGGCCCTCGATTGTCAGGTTGTCGTCCCAGTCCGGCCCGGTGAAGGCGACGGCCACTCCCTCGGGGATGATCCAGACGGGTGGGTTCACTCCGTCGCGGATGCACTCGACGGTGATCACGTCAGACCCTCGTGAAGCCGGACGGGTCGGAGCCGAACGGCGGCCGGTCGTTCTCGGCCAGCAGCGTCCAGCCCAGGTGAACGTCGTGGTCCGTGACCTTGACGTTGCCAGCGATGTTGGCTGCACGCTTGTAGCGGGGGTCGTCCTCGTCCAGGTAGCTGTCCTCGTAGGCGTACACGTGGACGGGCTGGACGCTGGTCATGTCCTCGGGGAAGGCCACCACGTCGGTGACCTCCCCCGTCTCCTCGTCCACTTTGACCTCGACGAGGATCTCGTAGCCGACTGCGATCTCCGGCATCACGCCTCCTTTCTCATGCCCAGGTCGTCCCGGGTTTCCATCGGCTCGACGCCGTGCTTGCGGCAGACGATGGCCTCCAGTTCGGCCAGGCTGTTGAAGGTGCTGACCCGGACGTTCGGCTCGGTGAGCAGAGCTTCCCAGTGCCAGCCGGACAGGTCCTTCCCGTCGTAGTTGTCCAGTTCCAGTACGGCGATTCCCATCATGCTTCTCCTTTCGTTTCCAGTAGGTTGTAGGCGGTGTTGATCTCGTCCAGGGCGTACTCGAGCAGGGAGTAGCCCTCCTCCTCGTCCCCCACGTCCAGGTCGATGTCATGTTCCTTCGCCCAGGCAACGAAGCCGCTGACGTGCTGCAGCCCGTTGAGCAGGTGATTCATCACCTTGTCCTGGTAGGTGAGCCTCTCGACCAGTCCACGGACTTCCATGATCCGGCCGGCAGTGCCGGGATCGTCTGACCCCGGCTCCTGCACCTGGCCGTCCCGACGGTAGTTCTCGTCAGACAGCTGCCAGTATCTGTGCGAGTCGAGCGCCTCGGCCAGCAGGCGGGCCTCGTCGTCGGTCAGGGTCAGCGTGATCAATGTCGCTCCCAGGTCGGTGCGTCCTTGACCTCGAGCCGGCCGGTGCCACGGACGATCTCGCACACATCCTCCATCCCGCTCGCTCCCGGCCATTCCGGCGCGGAGAGCAGCAGGTTCAGTTCGTCGAGCGCCTCGGCGTCCGTGTAGCGCGGAGCGCCCTTCGGGCGGGGCAGGCCGAGCAGTTCCTCCAGTGTGATCGCGTTGTCGTCACAGTCGCGGCACCAGTAGGACTCGTCCGGACCCGGCTCACCGGAAGTCGTGCTCCCGGTGAAGTCGAAGTGAACGATCCCGTCCTCGTCCAGCCCGGTGATCTCGATGTCCTGCCCCTCGTCCACCGGATACCAGGCGCGGATGTTCGAGCCGCCGCAGTTGCGGCAACCTAGCTTCGTCTCGCTCATGCCTCCTCCTCGATTGCCTCGTAGTCCTCCGGCACCAGCCATTCGTGGATCGGGCAGGTGTCCCCGTCATGCGAGAAGAATCCGTCGCCGTCATCGACGCCGGTGCAGTGCAGGCCGAGCGGCTTGCCCAGGATGTCCTGCGCTTCCCTGAGCAGCCTCAGCCCCTTCTCGTTCAGGCGGCCAACCTGGTCCAGCTGTTGCAGTAGCCGTAGGGCAGTGGCGGTGTCCACGCCCCGGTAGCGGTCGGTTTCAGCCAGGGTGCTCATCACGATTCCTCCTCGTAGCCCAGGGCTTCTTCGAGCCGGTCCATGAGCGGGCCGAAGAAGTCCATCCACAGATCACCGTCGTAGTTCTCGATCCGCTTCTGCAGGTTCTCGCGGGTGTCTACCTCGCGGTCGGAGAGCGTGTCGAGCGCCAGCTGAGCGCCAGCGTCGTAAGGAAACTCGATCACGACTCCTCCTTGAGGTAGTAGTCCTCGGCGTCCCCCTGCCAGGAGTGGAACGCCCGGTCGAGCAGGGCCTCGGCCGCTCCCCACTCGTCCTTGCGGTACAGGAAGCCGCCGGACGGCTTCCGCATCCCAGCGGGGCCGTACAGGGCGGTCAGAACGTCCGAGATCACGTCCGAGGCGTCCGTCTCCGGATCCTCGCCGTCTCCCAGGTCGATCGCCTGCAGACCGACCTGGACGCGCTGCTCGAAGCGCGCCGCGTCCTCCAAGGTGGAGGGATCGAAGCGGTCGTCGTCCCGTGCGGCCAGGACCTCGAGCATCTCAGCGGCAGGGCGGAAGTCTCCCCGCTGGATCGCGGCCATGATCGGCCCGAAGGTTTTGTCGTTCGGGTCGAACACGGTGCCGCCCTTGTCGTCGGGCGGCGTGTAGTAGGTCATCTGTTGCCTCCATCGTCCGGTTTGTGTGTGGTCCCCCAGCACTAGCTCTCCTCTCCGCAGGTGCAGGAACTGAGCGTGTTCTGCCAGATCGCACAGCCCTCGTCGTGCCGTGCAGCGGTTGCCTCCATGTGGTCGTCGCAGATGTCGCAGAACGGTGCCCCGATCGGCCCTGGGATGCGTGTCCAGGGACAGTCGTGGTCGCAGCCGATGCACTCCGGGTCGTGGGTCATCCGAACAGCCCAACCCATCCGTCCACGGCGTACTTCGCCAGGATCTCGGCGGCCCGTGGGTCCAGCTGCTCGAGGTCCGTGAGCTTGACCCGGCAGTGGACGGCTCCGGCGTCGTACTCGCCCCACTTCCACGCCTGCAGGAGCGAGCCGTCCACGTCGTCGGCCCAGTAGGCGGCCTCGTTGCACTCCCCGGAGTAGTAGTGCTCCCCGTCGTCGTCGAACAGCCGGAACGGATAGCGGGGCTCGCCCTCGTTGAACGTGCCCTGTCCCCAACCGGCGCGGCTGGGAGTCATTTCGTCGGCGCCGCCACCGGCGCCGCTGTCGTTGATCAGGTCCCTGGTGATCTTCCAGGCGGGCGGCGTCATGCTGCCACCGCCTCGTCCTCGAACAGCCAGGCGCAGACGTAGCAGTACCCGGCGCTGCTGTTCGGGTTGCCGATGATTCGGCCCTGGTCGTCCTCGTACAGGACAACCTCCTTCGTCTCCCGGGTGGATAGCTGGTAGCCCGCCAGCATCTCGCTGAGCGTGCCCAGTGCCTGCTGGATCCTGAACTTGGGCGTGCCCGTGTTCAGCCAGACCTTGAGGTTGCCCCACTCCCCGAAGGCGTCCTGCCGGTTGTAGACCAGATCGGTCATGCCCTGTTGCGTGATGATCAGGCGTGCGCCCCATGCCGCCTGCACGTTCTCGGGCGGCGGGTAGCCGAATGCGAGCTTGTTCATGCGGATCCTCCAATCGTGTGGGCGGCCAGGTTCAGATCGGCCGCCCAGTCCTGTGCGTTGTCGTCGTCGGTGCGCTCGGCCAGTAGCCGTGCGATCCGGCGGATGTCGTTGAGCACCGGCTCCTCGGTGAGCGTGAACTGCCCCACCCGGTTGCCGTTGCTGTCGTAGATCGGCCGAGACTCGGCCAGGTTGCCGTGGTCGGAGCCGTACTCGATCCGGTCGGCAATCGAGCGGAGCAGGTGAGCAAGCTCCGGCTCCGGCTCCGGATCGAAGGCGGCATTGTCGGTGCCGATGGTCAGGTGGAACGTGGTCATCGGATCCTCTCGTTGAAGTCCTCAAGGGCATCCTCGAGGTCCGGGGAGTAGTGGCCCCAGTAGGTCACGCCGTCCCCGCCGCACTCCCAGGTGCAGAACGGGTCCTCGGCTCCGGCACCGGCGTGCAGTGCCAGGACGATGAAACGCGGCGGTTGCCCGGGCCGCCATGACTTGGGCAGGTTGATCCGGAGCAGGATCGCTCCGTTCGGGAGCTTGTCTCCCGGTTGAATCTCGTCGATCAGGCTCATGCGCTGACCTCCTGGACGCGGCCGAGGAGAGCCTCTGCGAGGTCCTCGTCGCCGTCGTCGTCCGGCCCCTCCCAGGCAAGCGGGCGGCCGAACAGCGCCGCCAGCTTGTCGAGAGTGGTCCGGCTATGCGTTTGGAGAGCGATCGAGTAGACGAGATCCCCGTCTCCGTCGTGCGTCTCCCAGACTCTGATCGTCACGGTTCTATGACCTCCCATCCGTGAACGGTTGACAGATGACCCGTGGAGGGTCAGTGACGGCCCGGGGGTCAACGTGATCCCCTTCCCCAGGCCGCCACTGCCCCTCCCGGGGCAGGCCGTGCTAGGCGAGGATCCGCGCACGGACATCCTCGTAGTCGGCATTGCAGAGCTTGACCGCTTCCCCGAATGGGATCGGCTGGAAGCCGGCCACCTCCCCGAAGTACCCGGACAGCAGCTGCTGCCCGTAGACAGAGCCGTGTTCGGACTCGCCGTGTTCGGGTCGCAGGTAGATCACGCACCCGTCCACGATGTCGTTCTCCTTGTCGTACTCGCCACAGAGCCAGATGGCTCCGGGGCAGTCGCCGTCCGGCATCCGCCAGGTGCCGAACACTGCGAGCGTGCAGTCCGTGCCCGTCTCGCTCATCGCAGGTGCGGGCAGAGCTTCGAGCCGCTCCTGGGTCAGCTTGACCAGCTTCGGCAGGCGAGCGGTGACCGCCTCGCACATGGCCACGGCCACGTCCGTGCGGTAGCCGTCGATCACGGCCAGCACCGTCTCCGGCTTGATCCCGTAGCCCTTGGTGCGGGCTCCCTTCGGCAGGATGGCCGGACCGCGCGAGCCCTGAAACAGCTTGCCCTCCTGGGCCACGACCATGGCGCTGCCCATCATGTTCTCGCCCGTGCGGACGATGGTCACCTTCTCGCCCATCTTGTCTCCGAGCAGGCCGTCCACGTTGGTCAGGTGCCCGTGGACGCGCGGCCACTCGTCAACAGCCGCGTGGACGTTCGCAGCTGCCCACGGCTCACCGCCCACCGTGAAACGGGTGACAGTGAAGCCGCCCTCCGTCGAGTGTTCCTCGACGATAGACGTGAGCAGGGTTGTGTCCGTCTTGCTCATCCGCCCACCCGTACCGGCATGAGAATGGCCACACCCTCGGCCGATCCCATCGGGCGGACGTGGATCGGGCGGAGCGGGTCAGGGCTCCCGTCCTTGGCGGCCGTGAACTTGACCACCACGCGGTCGTCCCCGAATGCTTGCGCCAGGTCCCAGAGGAACCGGGCGGAGAGACCGACCTCGAACTCGGTCGTGTCGGTCGGGATCAGCTGGTCCGTCTTGGGCCAGGTCCCCGGCTCCGGCCGTGGGTAGGTGGTCCCGTCCTCGATCACCAGGCCGCCGTTCGCTTCGATCTGGACGGCGCTGGACCCGCGCGATGCCTTGCGGGCGGCCTTGAGAACCTCGACCGGGATGAATCCCTCCGTGTCGCCGTCCTCGACCTCGACCGGAATCGAAACGAGTTTGTAGGAGTCGGTCGCCTCCAGGCGTCCGATCCGTGCGTCACCCTCGCCGGTGATTCGCAGGTACAGATGGGTGAGGACCGGGCGGGTCTGGTCCTTGGAGGCGGATGCCTCCGGCTTTGCTTTGAAGCTGTGAAGCCTCACGCTTGCTCCCTTCTCTCGATTGACCAGGCCAGGAGACACTGGTCCTTGCCTGCGACCGTGAAGGCACGGCCGTCCAGGACCGTTCCCGCGATGAACTCGCGGAACAGGTCCTCGGCGTCCGTGCGGCTCTCCGCCGCAATGTCATAGGTGCGGGCCGTTCCCTTCACCTGGGCGACCCAGACCGCTAGGGCCGTGACAGTGCGGGTGGTCATCAATGCCACCCGCAGCCGATCTGCCCGCACCCTGAGCAGAAGTCGTCGACCCAGCCGTGCAGGGTGACTCCCCGCGCGTCCTGATAGCGCCAAAGCATTACGCCGCCCTCCGCAGCGCGTTGATAGTCCGGAGCCGCTCCGTTGCAGCTGCGAGCCGCTCCCGCTCGGCCCGCTCCCGCTCGATCTGTTGCCGCTGGTCGCAGGCACGCTGGTGCTGGCGCCGCTCGCCGGGGGTGTCCAGGACGAGCGTGTCCCGGTCCGCTCCGGCGCAGTAATGCCACCGATAGACCCGCGACTCGATCACGGTCGTAACGGTGTGCCATCCGTGGAGGTCTGGCATCAGAGGACCTCGAGCACGTGCCGCCGGGGGACGCGGACGGTGCCGCCGTGAAGCGGACCGAAGTCGATCACGGTCCACATTGGCCCGACACGGGTCACGGTGCCGTTGTGCAGGACGCCCAGCGTGCGAGGGTGGAACGCCCGGACCCGCTCCCCTACTTGGATCGTTACGTGTTCCATCAAGAGTCTCCAATCGAGTCAGGGGGAGGAGCCGAAGCCCCTCCCCCTGGACGGCCCTAGCTCAGCGGCCGGTAGACGTTGAGGTTGACGGAGATCTCACCGGAGGGGGTGAGGACCTTGGACGTGCCTCCGGTGGTAGCGAGAAGAGTGTTCTTCCCGGACTTGGACGGACGGCCCTCGGCATCGAGCGGAACCTCGATCACCAGCTTGTTGGCCTTGACGGACATCTGCATGTTGTCCCTCCTATGGGATCGGCGCCTATGGTGGCGCTGTTGACCGTCAAAACGTAGCCGACGGTGGCAGGCAATACATGGGCCGAACGGCCTATTAGCACGCACTAACAAGCCCATCTTTGCAACACATACGAATATCGCTTGCAAGGCGTAAAGCCCTGTGCTCTCAGCCGCTGCCGGAGCCGTCCGGGAGGTGTCGAGGGGCGGCCACGTGCTCACGTGCTAGTCACGCCCTAGTCACGTCAGGGGCGCAATCCCGCACGGGTAAACGTCCTGCGCGTCCCCTCTTTAGGGACTTCCTAGGCACACCCCCCTCCCCCGGGGGATCGGCCGCCCGGAGAGGCGCCCCCCCCGCGCAGTACAGAGGAGCCCCTCAGCCAGTAACGCAACTTTCCACGGGGGCCCAGGGGTTTCGTAACGAAAGGAGGATGATGGGTAGACCAAGGCGTTACGAAACTGACGCTGATCGGCAGGCTGCATACCGGGAGCGCCAGCGGGAAGAACAGGATCTGGATCCGGGTATGCCGCTCACCCCGGAGGAGGAGCAGGAGATCCGCGACTTCTACGGGTACGCGGCTTCGGAAACGCGGACGAAAGCGGAGCGGGACGCAATTGCCCGGCGGATCGTGGAGAAGCTGTCGTGCCCTTCACCTTGAGGCTGCAGCCGGAGCTGGATCGGCGTTTGAACGAGGCTGCTCGAGCCCGGGGGTTGACGAAGAAGCATTTGATCGAGGGTGTGTTGCGTGTTTGGCTCCAGGAGCAGGAGGGAGTGACCAGGGAGCGGCTGCGGTTGATTGAGGGTGCTCGTCGGTGAGCGCGGTTGGTTCCCAGGACGGGATCAAGGCTGCTTGTAACCGGCTTCGAGATCTCGATCCGCAGGGGACGAAGTTGAAGAAGGGCTCTTCAGGCTGGCCGGATATCTCGACGCTCCCTGGCGATCTGGATTCCTGGGGGGCTTACGACAAGTTGCAGCGCACCCTGCAGATGTTGCGGAACGACCACGACGCCGGCTTTCGGTCCGCCTGAGCCGATCAAGCCCGGAGGTCTCGAGTCTGTTCAGCAGCGGATGTTTCTCGCCCAGGAGCCGCTCGACTGTTTGCAGGCGCCCAGTCACATGGTTCCGGTCTGTACGGCTGATGTCGGCTACGCCCACTACTACACCTATGACGTGATCGAGAACCTGCGCCGGCAGTTTGGGACGGTCGAGTGCTGGTGCGACTGCCGAAGTAACGGCACCCAGTTCTCCCAGGCGCTCGCCTTCTGCGAGGAGTTCCAGCTGGACGGGGCTTGGGGTCAGTGTGAGAACGCTGCCGAGTTCGACTTGGGGTACGCCCAAGGGGCGAGGAGGATGATCGGCCAGCTGGCTGGGCTGCGAGAAGATCAGCAGGCCCGGATCGCTTCGACCGAGGTCCTCCTCGCCTTCGAGCTGTACCGCAACGTGATGCCCTGGCAACTGCCTGATTACGGAACGAGCGGAGCCGGCGTGGGCGGGAACGCGATCGCCTGTTACTCGAGCTCGTCCGAGGGGGCGGTCTACTACCCGGTCTCCAGGTACAAGAGTGAGGGCTTCTACGTTTCCGGCCGGGACTCGGTGTACGCGGTCGGTCTCCACCCGGAAGATTGGAAGGCGCTGTGATCCGGTATCCGGCAAGTTGGTCGAGGTTCAAGGGGAGAGCGATGAACTTCCTACGCAATGACGATCTCGGGCAGGGGAAAGGAGCAGAGGTGACGGAAGAGGAGAACGTTGAGCAGAAGCCGGAGGAGGAGCAGAACCCGGGCGAGGAGACCGAGCTGGAGAAGGCCGGTGTCGTCGACGAGTCGGAGCATTCCGGCTCCCCGACCGGCCAGAACCCTCCTGGTCAGGAGATGGAGGGGGAGGCGGCCGACCCGACCGGCGGCGATGTCAACGCGCAGACCGAGCGCGGCACCGGCGACGGCGACCAGACCCTGGTCGAGCCTGCCTCCGCCCAGGATGAGGAGGAGGAGGACTCATAGCGGAGCAGTGGGCGGGGCCGGTCTCCCAGGTTCTGTGGACCTCCTGGCAGACCTGGCAGCAGGCGAACCTGTACAAGAGCTGGCAGCGGGACAACCCGGGCGAGGATGATCAGCTGCGCTCCTACTGGAACCATGAGGGGCAGGCTCCGCAGCTGAAAACGGCGACCGGCCAGGCGTATGTCCAGGAAGCGCAGGGCTACTGGGCCGCTCTCCACCTGGAGGAGATCTCCTACCACGCCCCCTTGCAGGTCGAGGGCTGGCTGGCCAAGTACATCGTCGGCCGCCCCGAAGACCACGGCAAGCCGAACGGCAACGGCTTCCTCGCTGCCTATGACTTCTCGACCAAGCCGGGGACGCCGATCTACGCGGTCGAGGACTGCTCCTGCAAGCACGTCTACCCGGACAAGGTGGTCGAACCGGGCGGGCAGGTGCAGGGATCGCAGCAGTTCACGATCGACGGCCAGTCCGGCAACCGCTGGTTCTACGCCCATGTGCTCAGACCGGACGATCTGCCCCATCGACCTTTGAAAGGGGATCTGATCGGGACGACCGCAGGGACGCTTTTGCACTTCTCCGGCAACAACGCCTCTGAGCTCGACCGGCTCGTCTACTCGACCTGAACACCCTGTTCATCGTCTGGGCGGTCGTCGATCTCGTCCTTTCCGTCTGCGCGATCATCCTCAGCCTGATCTCGCTGAGGCGGTAGCTCGAGGCTCTCGAACAGGCTGACCTCGGAGACGATCTGTTCGTGGCCGGCCTTCGCCTGCTCGAGCGTCGAGTAGCGCCGGCAGTCGAGGTCGCTCTCGCCGCTCTCGCGGTTGAACACCATCGTCTCGAAGATCAGCGGCAGCGAGGCCCAGCCGTGGTTGAGCCCGATCCAGACGGTCGAGATCCAGTACGGCCCGACCGTCGTTTCCGCGATCCGCGCGTACTCCGGGTGTTTGCGCAGCAGCGACCACTCGCCAAGCGTGACCAGCCTCCCCTCCTTGTCGTAGCACTCCCCGAGCAGATCGGGCAGGTCCGGGATCTGCTCGGAGGCGAGGATCTCCTCGGTGGACGGGGGCTCGCTCATCCGATCAGGATCTTGATCAGCTCGCAGCGCAGGCACTGCACCTTGCCGATGCACTGGCAGGGGAGGATCTCAAGCCGGTAGACAGCAACCCGGATCCTCGAGACCGGTCGGGTTATCTTCGCCGTCTCACTCCTTGCGTCCGTCGAAGTGCGGCCGGTACAGCTTCTTCGCCCCGCTTCGGTTGTACAGGTCGAGCAGGATCCGGGCGATCGCCGCCGCGTGTGAGCCTCCGCCCCGGCCGGAGGCAAGCTGATCCTGAGCCCGGCCGATCAGCAAGGAAGGCCCGATCTCGGTCAGCAGCTTGTCCAGGGTGTCCAGGTCGATCTCGTCGTCGTAGTAGTTCTGGAAGAAGCGACTGAGCCCGCGAATGATCTGCCCGTCTGTGCCTTTGTCCCGGCCGAGGAAGCAACGCCGCATCGTCGTCAAGGTCGGGGTCAGCGACTCCTCCCGGGCGATCGAGGACATCTCGAACGCTCGTTCCACCGCCCCGATCGCGGGGATGTCGTTCTCTGTCGAAGAGGCGATGTACAGCCGGTAGCCGCACTCGGAGACGATCTTGTTGATCCTGCGCGCCTTCCGCTCGCCCATCACGATCCGGGCGCGGATCTGGTAGTAGGGGTGGACGTTCTGGCGATCCTTGTTCTTCTTGTAGAAGAAGCGGGCCTCGTCGGCAACGCTCATCCCGTAGTGGACGCAGCAGGGCGCCGTCTTGGTGCCGATGATCGAGAGCCCGGTCCAGCGCCGGCCGCCGTCGAGCACCGCATACTCGCCGCTCGCCCGTGCTGATACGTCCAGGGCGCCGATCTGCCCGGGGTCGTACTGGTCGACGATGTTCTTCTGCACCCAGCTCTCGTCGACCGGCCGCTGGTAGCGCTCATCCATGAACAGGCTGGGCAGTCCGACCATCTCCAGCGTGAACGGATACTCGCTCCCCTCCAGCTCTTTCCGCCGCCGTTCGTTGTCACTGTTCGAGCTCATTGTTCCACCGCCCTTGGCTTCGCGAACGTCCGCTGCCGGCGGCCCATCTCGTCGATCTTCGGCGCCGGGCGCGGCTTCCACTTCGCGTCCAGCTCGAGCCGCAGCGTCTCCGGCAGGTGGGTTGTCTCGAACAGGTAGGAGATGTATCCCTTGCCTTGGGCCTCGAAGGCGTCGACGAAGTACAGGGAGGCTTCGTCACCGAGAGCGTCCAGACGAGTGCCGGTCCCACAGAGGAAGAAGTGCCGGCGCTCCACCGACATTGACGTGTCTGAGAGAACGTCGCAGATGATCTCCCAGCCTTTGTCCGAGTTCCAGTATTCGGTGTAGCGGAGGATCGAGGCGCCGGCGTGCAGGTCGAACGACAAGTGCCCGTCAGGACGCTTGGCGTGCTTGTAGCGGTAGACGATGATCACCGTTCTCCTTTCGGTCGATGGAGGCGCCGGGACTCGAACCCGGGTCCACGAGCGGCCCTACCAGAGGCTCTCCGAGCGCAGCCGCACTTGGTACTCCGACCGGGACGGCAGCGGCGCTCCAACCCGGTGAAGTCAGGAATCGTTACGGCACTGCAGCGGTCCTGATGCCGTGCAGGCGCGTCATGCGGTGAGTACGTCGACCCCGAACCCTTCGGTCCGTGGCCGTGACTTTGGCGTTGGTGTGCCAGTTGTCGGATGCAGCGTGTTTTACGGGGCCTCGCTGCCACCCCGGCTCGCTCCTCTTGGCGGCTCCCCGCCAGCGTCGAAACCATTTCGCCCCCTCGTTTCAGCTGCGGGATTGCAGCACCTTCCCGCCCTGCAGGACGCGCTCGAGCGCCGGCGGCAGATAGCCGTCCAGCTGCTCGAGAAAGTCGAGCGTCTCGTCCCACTCCTGCTTCGTGCAGGTGAGGATCACCGAGCCGGTCCCGTACACCGAGCGGGGCTTCGCCTTCACCTTCTTGATCAGTGCGTTCAGCTCGCGCTTGTTCATGCTGCCCTCGCCTTCTCCAGGATCCGGATGATCTGCGCCGCGTCCCTGGCGGCGTCGTTCGCCTGCTGGTCGGAGAGGCGCACACCCTGCCGCATCGGGGTATGCGCCTCCACGAGCTCGATCGCCTGCTGGCGCAAGCCGAAGGCGTCCTTGGTGCCGTTGGCCACGCCCGGATCGGCACTGATTCGGACGCCGGCCTCCCCGATCGCGTCGTGCAGGGTGTAGCCCTGCTTCTCCGAGGAGGGGGTGTAGGCATCCTTCTTCGTGTTGTTCCAGCCGTAGACCTCGATCAGCGCCTGGGCGACCTCGAGGATGTCCTTCTCGTTCTGCAGGTCAGGCTCGACCTGGACGACCTTGCCCTTGGTGATGACGGTGATCATTGCGTGCCTCCCATCTCCATCCGGGCGATCTTCTCGCCCAGGCTGAGCACGGCAGCCATATCGGCGTTCGGAGCCTGGGCCATCAGATACACCGCTTCCATCGCCAGCATGGGCACGCCGGCGGACAGCACCGCAACCGAGGGAGGAGCCGGTGCGTGTTCCACCTGGGATGTGGCCGGCTCCTCCTCGGTCTCGTCCCCACCCCGCGCTTCTCCGGGGACGAGTGCGAGCGGGCGATCCCGCTCGATCCTCTGTGACGCCGGCAGGCCCTTCATCTCGCGCACGAGCTCGAAGTAGAAGTTGCGGACGTTCTCCCCTTGGCGCTCGAGCTCCTCGACGAACGCCTCGACCATCGGACGCACCTTCTCCCCCAGCGTCCCTCCCCGCTTCAAGACCCCGAGCGCGTTGCCGGCGGCATCGCCGGTCGGCCAGGTCAGCTGGCCCTGCTGCTGCAGCCAGTAGTGGTTGACCCGGCCGAGCTCGGTCGGGGGCACACCGCCACCGCCGCCTCGGCCTTCGTGCCAGCCTCCGAGCTTGACGATGATCGGCTCCAGCCGGCCGCGCAACTCCTGGGTCAGCTGGGCCTGCGCGCGGGACTTGGCCTTGATCGCCTCCACCTTGGCCGCCTGTACCTCCGGCGAGTTCAGCCGAGAGGTGCCGGCCTTGTTCGCTCGTTCGCGGCCGTTCGCCTTCTGGTCGGCCTTGCGTGGGTCCTGCTTGAACACGCCCGCCTTGATCAGGCGATGGACGGTCATTTCCCGCCAGCGATGCTCGGACGGCGTTTTCGAGATGATCACCGGCCCGTTGCCGTCGACCAGCCGGCGTCCCTGTTTGTCAAGGACCACGTGGTGCGTTCGGCCCGAGGACGCGACCTTGTAGCCCGCGTCTCGGATCTCACCGATTAGCTCGGTGACTTCCTTGTTCGCCATTCAGGCGACCTCCTCGAAGTCGACGTGGATGCTTCCATCGGTCGGATCAATGTAGAGGCGACGCTCGTACAGCATCGCCAGTGCGCGCAGCCGGTCAAGGCTGGGCCGGAAGGTGTCCTGCTCGTAGCCAGCCAGGGTGGCGTAGCTGGCGCCGATCTGGCGCGCGGTCTCACGGACCGACATCCCTGTGGCCTCACGGGCACTGCGGAGCTGTTCCCCCAGACTGGGCGACTGACGACCTCATGCTCATCACGGCCTCCTGCGGCAAGGCCGGTATTTGTGGCGGAGATTACGAAATGTACGCCTCTTTGTCCAGAGAAAAACACGATATGGCGGAGGTTGGGCGATGCCCCCAGACAGACCGTTCCCGGAATACCTGAAAGGCAGACCCACGACCGGCGCTCGCCGGCCGAAGGGCCTGGGCAATGCCACCCGCGCGCTTGTCGGCCAGGACGGCATGGCCCTGGCCGAGCTCTGGTGGTCGATCGCCACCGACCCGATGCGCCGCGACTCTGACCGGCTCGAAGCCTCGAGGCTGTTGGCGGATCGTGGTTGGGGCAAGGCGGCGTCGTTCACGCCGCAGGAAGGAGACCCGCTTGGCATCGAAGATGTCGGGCAGGCCGCCGAAGAGTTCTCTCGCAACGTCCTTCGCCTCGCTGATGCCGGCGGAGCAGGAAAACCTGCTCCAGCAGATGGCAAGCCAGGCGAAGCTGGATCAGTCTCAGCTTAGAGCTTGGCTCAAGTGGTACTGGCCGTTCTGGGCCCGTGCCGAGCAGCTGCCCCCCGAGGGCGACTGGACCTACTGGCTGATCCTCGCCGGCCGTGGCTACGGCAAGACACGCTCCGGCGCCGAATGGGTACGCGAGTGCGCGACTTCCAAGCGGTTTCGCTACGTGAACATCATCGGCGCGACCGCCGACGACGCCCGCGACATCATGGTCGAGGGCGAGTCGGGGATCCTCGCCGTCTGTGCGCCCTGGGAGCGGCCCGAGTACCTGCCGACCAAGCGCCGGCTCGAGTGGCCGAACGGGTGCAAGACGCTGATCTTCACCGCCGATGAGCCGGAGCGCCTGCGCGGGAAACAGCACCAGCGGCTGTGGGCGGACGAGCTCGCCGCCTGGCGCTACCAGGAGGCGTGGGACCAGGCGATGCTTGGCTTGCGCCTGCCGCCCGAGCCGCGCGCGGTGATCACGACCACGCCGAAGCCGCGCCCGATCCTGCGCGAGCTGATCGACCGGCCTCGCCTGGTGATCACCAAGGGCACCACCTACGAGAACCGGGAGAACCTCGCCCCCGAGTTCTACGAGGAGATCATCCGAAAATACGAGGGCACCCGCCTCGGCCAACAGGAGCTCGAGGCGGAGCTGCTACTCGACGAGGGGCTCGCCTACCGCGTCCAGGACGGCGTTCACGTGATCCCCCCGTTCTTCATCCCCGGACACTGGGGCCGGTTCGAGAGCATGGACTACGGACGCAACCACCCGACCGCCTGGCCGGTGTACGCCGTCGACGGGGACGGCAACGTGATCGTCTTCGACATGTACTACTCGCCCGGGCTCGTCTCCGACCACGCGAAGGCGATCCACGTCCACCGCCGGCGCTGGTGGCCGTTCGACCAGGTACAGGTCTGCTACGGCCCACCCGACATCCGCTCCAAGTACGGCTTCATCGACCCGAAGGGTCGAGAGATTTCCGTCGAGACCGAGTTCTCCGACCACGGGATCGCGTTCGCGCCGGCGCAGACCGACCGCCGGGCCGGCTACACCCGGATCGAGGAGATGCTCCGCCCCCGCGAGGAGCGCTACTTCCCGGAGTGGCACCCGCGCTCAGGCGAGCGGGGAGCGCCGCAGCTGTACATCTTCGACATCGACTCGCTCGGGCCGATGATCGACCAGCTCCGGGAGGCGCCGCTCGAGGATCCGACCAGCCCACTCTCTCGCTTCCCGGGCGAAGCGGTCGAACAGCAGTGGGAATCGGACCACGGTCACGCGCACGCCGCATTGCGCTACGGCCTGATGTCTCGTCCGTCGCCTTCCGGGGATCTCCCCCCACCCCCGCTCGACGACGAGCGAGCCGAAGCCCTGCGCCAGTCCTTCCTGCGGGAACGGGTGCAGGAGGAGGAGCGTGAGGATGAGTTCAACTACTGGCCGGTCTGGTCGCAGTGAGGTTCTGGCCGTCCTCCGCGAATGGCTGGAGGAAGCGGACCGGATCTCCTACGAGCGGGGCGGCACCTACGCCTCGGTGATGGCGAGAGCCCTGGAGAGCCTGGAAGGAAAGGAGGCGGATGCGTCCGACGAAAGTCAGCCACGCGGAGTGGCCACCTAGCCACTGCATGATCTGCGGTGGCAACGAAGGGGAGATGATCGACACCGGGGTTGTGATCCCCGGCGACGGACGGATGTACATCTGCGTCCGGTTCTGCGCCCCGATCATTGCCGAAGAGCTCGGCGTGCTCGAGGCACGACGGAAGTGTTCGGCCACCAAAGCGAACGGACAACCCTGCGCCGCCGACGCCCTGCCCGGGCACGAGGTCTGCGTCGCCCACCACAAGTTCCAGAAGGAGGAAGCAGATGCCCTGGTTGCAGTATGAGATCCTCGAGGTCGACCCGCAGAAGCAGGCCGAGTGGGAGGCCGCCAACCAGCAGAAAGCGGCCGAGGAGCAGGCGGCGAAGGATGCCGGCAACAGCTCTTCGACCAGCTCGAGCTCGAAGTCGTCCAGCTCGAAGTCGTCCTCGAACGGCGACGACAACCCTCCGCCCGAGCCGGAGCTGCGCACGCACGCGGTCGAGTTCCAGGGCGAGGCCCGGCTGACGATGGGGATGCTGGGCGGCACCTTCTCGAACCTCTCGGTCGCCCCGAACGGCGTGACCAAGATCGAGATCCTGGACGAGCCGCCCGAGGACGCGGTGCTGGTGCAGACCGGCGACTCCTCCGGGCCGCTCGGAGCGTTCGGCGGACAGCCGGCAGTCTGGAAGGACAACATCGACAAGGCAGCGGCCGAGCTCGAGTCGGGCGCGAGCGGCTCTACCCCCAGTTCGACCCCGAGCCAGTCCAGCTCGAGCAAGTCCTCGTCCTCGTCGGCTTCCAGCTCCTCATCGTCGTGACCAACACACAGAGCTGGATCCTGGTCGTCGAGGTCGGGATCATCGCCGTGGTGATGCTGCTCGGGGCGGTGCCTCGAAGATGAAAGGCCGCAAGCCGGATCCGGGCTTCACCTTCAAGAGCACCAATCCGGCCCGCAAGGGCCAGCCGGGGATGACGGTCGCCCGTCGCCATGGGTTCCCGCTGACGATGCCGCGCACGAGCACGACCTGGCAGCAGCACGCGGATCCGACGATCACCTCGAAGGATCCGCTCGGGGCGGCCCGTCGTCTGCGCTTGCGACGCAAGGGGAAGTAATGCCCCCGATCACCGACCCGCCGATCGGCGGACCGGCGCAGCTTCTCTTCGGAGATCCGGTCCAGCAACAGGCGATCCTGGAGCTGATCCGCCGGATGCGGGCCGTCCCGCCGATTCCCCAGGACTACGGCAGCAGGGCACCGTTTGCCGGCCGACAGCCGGACCGCAGTTTCGGCTACTGGCAGACGCCGGTCCCGAACGACCCGGGAGTCGGCTGGCAGGCCCTGCATATCCTCGGGATCGGGCCGAAACAAAGCGCCGCCCTCGCCGCCGCCAACGAGCGCTCCTATCTGGGGCTCGCCCCAAAGGTGATATCACGGCCTCGCCAGCAGGGGGTGCCGCCTGCCCGCATCGGCATGGGCGATTTCCCCAGACGAGTGCCCTATCGGTGGACGCCGGGCGGGCGCTACTAGATGCCTGCCGTCTCCGAGAAGCAGCGACGGTACCTGTATGCCCGCTTCGGCAAGGAGTGGGTGAAGCGGCATCACTTCGACGTTGTTCGCGCGGCGATCAAGGAGCGAGCGAAGAAGCGTGTTCCGAAGAAGTGAGTCCGCCCAGCTGCGGATGCTCCTTCGGCTGATCGAGTCCCAGCAGCGGATCATCGAGAGCCAGAACGACCGGCTGATGTATCTGGCCGGCCAGACCTGGACGCCTCCGCCGCAGCCGGAGCCACAGATCATCGAGGAGGAGGAAGGGCCGAGCTACTCGGCCTTCCACGGCCTCCCGCCTACCGAGGAGTGGGATGGCACTGAATCTCCCTGACGAGGAACGCCAGCTCTGGAAACGGCGGATCGCCTCAGCCGAACAGGACCAGCGCAAGTACCACCCGCTCTGGCAGGAGATCCTCGCCTTCTGCCAGGGCTTCCACTGGGTCAAGTACAGCGGGCCGCAGTCGCGGACGCTGGTCACGACACCGCCGCCGAAGTACGGCCGCCGGTACACGGTCGACGAGCTGACCCAGTACCGGCTGACCATCCTCGGGGAGCTCGCCGGCGACGACGATCGGCCGATGGCCCAGTTCCGCCAGGACCAGCGTCCGGTCGAGGATTACGCCAACCAGGCGAACATGGCCCTCGCTTACGGCTGGGAGGAGGAGTGGCACGGAACCCGTGTCCTCCAGGACGCGAAGCGAACGATGATCGACCTGGGCACGGCCCCGATCCGCTGCTACTTCGACCCCGACCAGGGCGAAGAGCAGGGCGAGCGGCCCTTCCTGGGCGGGCAGATGCTCCAGCGCGAACAGGCGATGCAGCTGATCGAGCAGGGCGAGAAGGTGCAGATCAAGAACGTCCGCGAGGGGAAGATCTGCTGGGAGCCGGGCCTGCCCTTCAACCTCCTCGTCCCGCCCGGTGTTCCCCGGGAGGACAAGTTCCACTGGCTGGTCTGGAAGTCGGTCGTCTACCTGCCCGACCTGAAAGAGCGCTACCCGCAGGCGGCGGACAAGCTGACCGCCGACGCGGTGCGTTCGCTCGCCACCCTCTCCCGCCCGCAGGATCCCTCCGGGGCCGGCCTGCCCCAGACCGGCGAGCCCTCGAGCGAGAACCTTGGAGACCACTGCTTCGCCTACACCTGCTACCAGCTTCCGACCAGGAAACTCCCCCAGGGCAAGGTCGTCTACCTGGGCGGTGAGCGCCAGGAACCGCTCGAGACCTTCGACACCCTGCCGTACAGGGCTCCGGACGGAACCTGGCGGGCAGGGGTGTACTGCCTGCACTGCATCCGTCTGACCGACCGTTTCTGGTCACGCGGGTTCATGGAGATGGCGCTCGACCCGCAGCGGGCGATCAACGAGCACTCGACCAGGATCGAGCAGACGATCGCCCACGGCCAGCCCTTCCGCTGGATCGAGGAGGGCTCGATCAAGAAGCTGCCTGACGGAGCGGCCGGCTCGGTCGGCTGGCTCAAGGTCGGAAAGCCCCGCCCCAGCACCGACCCGGGGATGCCTCCTGGCACCTGGATGTACGACGCCGTGCGTGCCCGCCGCGAGGACCTCGCCCGGGCGGTGATGCCGGAGGCGGCGATGGGCGAGAACCCGACCAACGTCACCACCTACTCGCAGCTCGCCCTGCTCCACTCCCAGGCGGCGAAACGGCTGGCCGCGATCGTCCGCCAGAACCAGGAGACGGTTGTCCACCTGACCGAGGATTCGGTCTGGGACATCAAGACGAAGTGGGGCCCGGAGAAACAACTGCTGCTCGCCGGCGACCAGGAGGGAATCCAGGCGGTCCAGTTCAACGCGAGCCAGTGGCCGGACTACTACAAGATCGGCTTCGCCTCCGGGCCTCCGCTGCCGAAGGGCCAGGACGCCCAGGTGAAGCTGATCGAGGATATGTGGAACGCGGCGATCCAGTCCGGGGCCGCCGTCCAGGATGCGGCTCGCTGGCTCAAGTGGCGGAAGGATTCGCTGCAGGCGGGGAAGATGCTCGAGCTGCCGGTGCCGCCCGTGGACGCCCAGGTGGAGAAGGCCCAGTACGAGAACGAGATCCTTTTCCAGAACCCGGATCCGCAGATCGCCCAGCAGCTGGTCGACTACTTCGACAACCACCAGCTGCACATCCTGGTCTGCCGCTCGATGCAGGGAACGATGCGCCTGCAGGGCCGAAACGACGTGTTCGTCGCCTGCGAGCTGCACTGCAAGGAGCACGAGCGCCAGGCGATGCTGACCGCGATGCAGTCAGCCGGGACACCCGGGCCGACGATGCCGACCGGCGATGTCTCCGCACCGGCTCCGCAGATGCTGCAGCCGGGGATGGCGGGGCCAGCTGCCGTTCCACAGAACGGAGCCGCCCCCCAGGGGCAGAGAGCAGGCCAGGGGAGATGACGTGCCTGATGTCCTCACAGACTTCGATGCCGTGCTCGACTGGCGTCTACACGTCCTGCTCGGGGTGGGCTATCCGCTCACCGCTGCCGAGTGGCTGGCGCAGTCTGACGCAGACCTGCACGAAGCGGTCGAGCTGTTCGAGCAGGGCTGCCCCCCCTACACCGCTGTTCGGATCCTGATCTAGGAGGGACATGACCGCGACCGTCACTCCGGGTGCAGGCCCGCCTGGTCCGACTGGACCCACAGGGCCTCCAGGGCCGCAAGGAACCCAAGGGGTCCAGGGGCCGACCGGACCGACCGGTGATCCAGGGACCCCGGGGGCGCAGGGACCGAAAGGGGACACGGGGGCGCAGGGACCTGCAGGAGCGACTGGATCTCCAGGAGCAGCCGGATCTCAAGGTCCGCAAGGAGCACCCGGCGCCCAAGGTCCTGCCGGACCGACTGGCTCGACCGGCTCCCAGGGTCCGGCGGGCGCGACTGGTCCGGCAGGAACACCGGGAGACAACTGGCTGTACGGCACCGGGGATCCGACTCCCTCGGCGGACATCATCGGCACCCTCTACCTGGACGGGGTGAACGGCAAGGTCTGGGAGAAGCAAGCCCCGGGCTGGGTGTTCACCGGGGTCGTCCTGCTCGGCCCGCAGGGTCCGCAAGGCCCGCAGGGTCCGCAGGGTCCCCCCGGTTCAGGCGGAGGGGGAACCCAGGTCTCGACCGACGTGATCTGGGACGCGAAGGGCGACCTGGCGGTCGGCACTGGAGCGGACACCGCCGCCCGGCTGGCGGTCGGGGCGAACGACACCGTTCCCGTTGCCGACTCCTCCCAGGCGACCGGGCTGAGGTGGGCGAAGGTCGGGGACGCAATGATCCTGGCCGGGTCGAACCTGGCCAAGCTCGCGGCCGTGAGCGGCACTCCGAACGGCAGCAAGTTCCTGCGCGATGACGGAAGCTGGCAGGTGCCGGTTGCCGACCTCTCGACGGTGCCATTACTCGCTCCGGCGACGGACGTTCGCAACCTCTTCACTGGCCCAAGCGGTCGGCTGATCGCTGCCGCCCAGGTCACGGCCGACACCCAGAACCGCTGGCAGCTCAGCAATCTGGGCGCGATGTCCTGGGGGCCGGGCAACGCTGCGGCCGATGTCGTGCTCGCTCGCTCCGCAGCGAACATGCTTGCGCTCGGTTCTGCATCGTTGAAGTCCCGGCTGCGGATCTACGGGGGTATCAGCACCGACACGGTTTTCGACACCTTGGTTGCCGCCGAAGCGCAGACTCGTTTCACCGCCCGAGTCGATGGTCAGTTGGGCTGGGGGGACGGGACGAACGTGGCCGATGTCGTCTTCTATCGCTCTGGGGCGGGAAGGCTGGTCGTCCAGGGAGTTGGCGCTGCGACCTTCAGCCTCCTTCAGGTGCAGGGGGTTGCATCGCAGACAGTTGATTACCAACGCTGGGTCGATAGCGGAGGCAATGTCCTCGCCCGGATCAGCGGGACGGGCCAACTCCAGTTCGGCCCCGGCGGAGTGGGCGATACAAACCTGTACCGCTCGGCCGCAGGGGTGCTGAAGACAGACGGCTCGCTGATCGTGGTCGGCCGGGTCACCCCGGACTCGCTCGGCTCGGGGACGAGAGACGGAACCAAGTTTCTCCGCGACGACGGAACCTGGCAGACCCTGACCGGGATCCAGCCGACGATCTTCGACGCGAAGGGCGACATCCTCGTCGCGACCGCCGACAACACCGTCGTCCGCAAGGGGGTCGGCCCGGACGGCTCCGTGCTGATGGCGAGCACCGTTGCCGCCGAAGGTGTGGACTGGATCTACCTGACCCAGGCGAACATCTTCAACCTGCCGACCGACCTGGCCGCGAAGGTGGACAAGTCCACGGTCACCGCCAAGGCCGACCTGCTCGTCGGAGCCTCCGCCGGAGCGGTCAACCGGCTCGGGGTCGGAGCGGACAACGCCGTCCTCACCGCCAACGCGGGCCAGCCACTGGGCATGTCCTGGGTCAAGGTCGGCGACTCGATGGTGCTGGCCGGATCGAATCTTGCCAAGCTGGCGGCCGTCTCCGGCACGGCCGATGGCACCAAGTTCCTCCGAGACGACGGCTCCTGGCAAACGCCTGCCGGAGGCGGGGGTGGGCCGACCATCTACCGGGCCGCCTTCGATATCAACAACACCACTGCCGTCACCAACCTGATCTCGCAGGCGCTCCCGGTTCTGGGGCCGAACAGCTTCATCCTGATCTACGTCAACGGCTTCTACACAAACTCCTCGGGCACGTCCCGGCAGATGCTGCTCGGCGTCTCTCTGGGCGGGTCGAAGCTCTGGGAGGATCAGTCCGGGAATATCACCCAGGGGGCAGGGAATCGTGCCCTCTACTGGCAGATGCAGATCCAGAACGAGGGGTCGGTCTCCGTCCAGCGGATGTCCGGCTCTCCCCGGGTCGGTGCCCTCGCCACCGCAAGCGGAGCAGGGATCGGCGGACTGTCGTCGGTTGACTTCTGCAACCCGACGATCGGCGGCAGCCTGACGGTCAACACCGGCAGCGCCCAGACCCTGGCCCTGTACGCCCAGCACACGTTTGCCGCCGCCACGATCCAGCTCAAAGGGGACGTGGCGATCCTCGTTTTCGTCTAGCTCCCGAAAGGAGAGCCATGTCCTACCTCGCCCGCATGGGCTTGCTCGACTACGAGACAACCGAAGACGCTCCGGCCCCGGAGCCGCCAGCGCCAGCGGAGCCAGCGCCGGAACCGACGCCGGAACCCAGCGAGCCACAGGAGCCGGAGGCATGGGCCGGTCCCTCCCAGGAGGAGTGGCAACAGGCCCAGGCTCAGCTCGCGGAGTATCAGGACTTCATCGCGCAGCTTCAACAGCCGATGTACCCGGAGCCGGAGTCACAGCACCAGGAGCTGCCCGAGTACGACCCGTTCGATCCGGGCTCGGTTGTCGCGCACCTGGACGCTCGAGACCAGCGGCTGCTCGGCGCGATTCAGCAGATGGTCTCGCCCATGACCGAGCAGTTCCAGAACCAGCAGGCGACTGACTGGGCCGACCAGACCTTCGGCCGGCTCGGCGTCCCCGAGGATGACCACTGGCGTGACGGCGTGCTTTTCGCCTCCGCCGGCTTCCAACAGTTCGACGCCTACGGGCGTCCGCTCGTCCACCCGCAGCAGGCGGCAGCCCAGGGCTACCAGTTCCTGCAGCGGTTCGCGGAGGCGGAGCGGGCGGCAGAGCGCGAACTGCTCAAGCAACAGGGCGCTCAGCAGGATGAGGCCCTCAAGGCGCGGACCGAGGCGCCGACTCCCGTCACCGGCACTGCCGGGACGGAAGGGATCCCGGAAGGGATCGACGAGCTGCAGGTCGCCCGCATGTGGCGGGAGCGGCAGCTCGCCCAGGGCGGCTAACCCCTAGCCGCTCCTCTCTCCTACTCCACCCCCGAGGCCAGGGAGGGCCTCTTCGCTATGGCAGACACAACGCTGGGCGTGATCCAGAGCGTCCTCTACGAGATGCGCGGTCCGATGCAGTCGCTGTATCCGACCCGCAACTTCCTGCTCGCCTACCTTTCCGGGTTGGGGCAGGATGGAGCGCCGGGCCGGATCACCCCGCTCCAGAACCCGACCCAGTTCTCCGGCTCCTCGGTGCGAGTGCCGCTCGACACCGTGCAGATGCAGGGCGGCGGCTGGGTCGGTGAAGGCGGAACGGTGAACGTGCCGATCGCCCCGGTGATCACGCAGGCAACGATCACCCTGAAAAAGTTCATCCAGCCCTTCGGCATCTCGCTGGAGGCGATGGAGGACTCGAAGGGCGCCAACTCGGCAATCGACGCGCTTGCCCTCAACCTGCAGAAGGCCCGGATCGCGATGGCGGACGCCGTGAACACGGCGATCTGTGGGGACGGCACCGCCGCCCTGGCGCCGATCCTCTCCGGAACCTCGCCGGGCCTGACGATGGTGCTCGGCAACGGCTCCGCCGGGGTCGGGGTGGACTGGGACAAGCTGTACGTCGGCCAGGTCGTGGACGTGCTGACCACGGCGACCGGGGCAGATGCCGGCCAGGGCAAGCGCCGGCGGATCGCCTCGATCAACATCGGCACCGGCACGATCACCTTCGACACGGCGCAGCAGGCATCGGACGGCGGTTCGGGCAACATCACCTTCACCGGTGCGTCCTCGTCGCTGTACGTCACGGGCTCGTACTCGGGCGCGGCCACCAAGGTCGCGCTGCAGGGCGGGTTCGAGGCGGCCGGCCGGGGCACGTCCTTCGAGGGCGTCAACCTGACCACCTATCCGCAGTTCGCAGCGGTCGACGGTCGCGCCGGCGACGTGACCGTGAAGGCGATCGACGACGCGATGATCGACCTCGGGGTGACGCTGGCCCAGCGTGCCGGCGACGGTCTGTTCGACGCCGCCTACGGCGACCCGAACGCGATCAACGTCTACAAGAACACGAAGGTCAACCAGACCCGGTTCAACGTCCCGACCGGCGTCGTGGCTACCCGCTTCACGGGGATCCAGGTCGACCTGGGCAACCAGATCATCACGATCGTCCCGGAGCGGAAGTCGAAGCCGGGCTCGATCAAGTTCTTCAACCGGCAGGCGGCCACGCTGTACGGCTCCACCGCCGGCCCGGACTACGACGATCTGGCTGGCTCGATGTTCAAGCAGTTCAACCGGGTGACCAACTACGAGGTCTGGCTGAAGGACCGGCTCGAGCTGGGCTGGCACGCACCCTCGAAGATGGTCTACTTCGACAACCTCCAGGTTCAGTCGACGGCCGGGTAAGCGCGGGGGTGATTTCCCGTGCAGGTTCGTGAGACGCGGAGCGGCCTGCTCCTCGCTGAGGAAACGGCCGCTCCCCGTCAGATCCGGGAGGCACTGAAACGAGTCGACCCTGACCTGATCCTCGGTCAGGACGTTGATTCCGCATGGTCCTGTTACGTCTGGAAGCTCCTGCTCCGCCGGGGCGACCAGCCTGCCGTCTGGTTGATGGACTGGCGGGAGGATCCGAGCGACCCGCGCTCCCAGCCGAGGCCGCTCACCTTCGCTCTCGTCGACGAGGCGTGGGCTCTTCGCAAGGGCTCACGCCGCCGGCACGTCGACGACCTGCTCCGAGCCCAGGACGAGCTGCTCGAGCGGGTCGACGAGAAAGAAGCAGAAGAAGCGATCGCGCTCGGCCGCTCCGCCGGCAAACGGACGAGCACCCTCTCCCCGGTTCACCGCAGCCGGGGCCTGTACCTGAGCCGAGCTCGAGCTCGAGGGGAGGGGCGGATCTAGGTGGCGCTCTACATCCAGAAGTCCTCTCGATTCGAGGCGACGGCAACCGGGTTCGCCTCCGGCCTGGTCGGAACACTCGGAGTTCGGATCCTGGACAACATCGGCGGCACGACGATGCCGCGCACCGTCGCCGGCATCACCGAGCTCGCCCCCGGCTCGGGCAGCTACGCCGTCGTCCTCAACGCCCCTGCCATCCCCGGCGACTACTCGATCCTCTGGGACGATGGCCAGATCGGCCCGCAGCACACGGCTGCCGAGGATCTGTACGTCATCACCACCACTGTCGTCCAGGTCGGCACCGGCACGGCCGGGATGACCTTCGGCCAGATCCTCGATGACGTGCTCGACAACCCGCTCCGCTTCGAGGCCGACCTCAGACCTCGAGCAGGGCGGGCCGTCAACCTGCGCTATGCCCACGTCTGGGCGCTGGAGGACTGGACCTTCCGCTTCGCCACCTGCACGCTCGACGTGCCGGTGGGCGGAGGTCCGCTCGCCCCCGAGGTCGGGGACTTCGGCACCCCCGTCTATCTGTGGGACGCCAACGGCGCCCAGCTCGTCTACATGAACGAGGACGAGTTCACCGCCAACTACGCCGGCCAGACAGGAACGGCCGCAGGCTGGACGGTGATTGCGGGGCAGATCCTGCTCGGCCCCGCTCCGAGCACAGGCAGCTTCACCTGCTACTACCGCCGCCGTCTCTCCCAGCTGGTGGACGAGTCCGAGTATCCGATGCTCCCGCCCGAGTTCCACCTGATGCTCGTCCACGGGGGCCGGGCCGAGCTGCTCTCCGTCTCCGACGACCCGATGACCTCGCTGATGGAGGACCAGTTCCAACGCGACCTGGAGGCGATGAAGCGCGAGTACCTGATCGACGCGATCGGCCAGCCGGCGATGTGGCCGACCGACTACCTGGCGGTTAGCTGATGGCGACCACGACCAGCGACCAGAACCTGGTCACCCGCCAGGCGACCAAGGCGAAGAAGCTCGCCTACTCGGAGATCTACATCGGTGACTTCTCCGGCGGGCTGAACATCCGCGACGCGCTCACCGAGCTGTCCAACAACGAGACGCCGGACTGCATCAACGTCGTCCTCGACGAGCGCGGCGCCTGCCACAAGCGGCTCGGCTACGTCCGCTGGAACGCGGCCAGAACTGCCAACCAACTGACCTACGGGTACGAGTCGGATGTCTGCGGCTGCGTGTTCTGGTACAGCCAGGCGGACGGCAAGCTGTACCGAGACGACGGCGGAGTGCTGACCAACGTCAACACCTTCGGGGTGAATGGCACGGTGGCGATGACCGACTTCGCCGGGATGTGCTACCTGACCCATTCCTTCGACGGCCTCTTCTCCTCCGGGAACGGAACGACATGGAGCTCGGTTACTGCCGCAGGCGGACAGGTCCCCTCCGGTGATCTCCTCGCCACCTGGCAGAACCGGCTCTGGATCGCCTCCTCGTCCAGCAACCTGCTCAGCGCTTCCGCCCCCGGGGACGCAACCCAGTGGGACCCGGCGAAAAACTCCCAGGCCAACTACTTCCGGGAGGGAAACGACTTCCCGATCGTCTGTCTGTACGGAACCTCGGGAGTGGACGTGCAGGCCCAGCCCGCGCTTCTGGTCGGCAAGCGTTCCGGCGCCCAGGGGTCGCTGCACCGGGTCACGGACGCCTCGACCGTCGATTACGTGACGATGGATCAGTCGGTCGGGCCGGCAGGTCCGAGCTCGATCACGTCCCTGTACGGGAGGCTGTACATCATCTCGACCAGCGGGATCTTCGAGACCGATGGGCAGACCGCGCTGGTGCCGGTGGGCGCGAAGCTCGCTCGTCTCTGGCGACCGGACTCGATCGACTTTCATCGCTGCCCGCAGTTCATCGCCACCCGGACACGTGACCGGGTGCGTTTCTCGATCACCTTGCTCGGCTCGACGGTCAACAATCTCTGCCTCGAATACCACCCCGGCTTCAACGCCTGGACTGCCCGCAGCGATGCTTCGTCTGTGTACGTCGTCCACGGCCAGGAAGAGGGGATCCTGCTCGGAGTCTCCCCGACGATCACCGGGCAGATCTACCAGCATGACGTAGGCGGAGCGGACGACGGCCATTCGATCTCCTCCCGGCTGACGACCAAGGTGTTCGAGCCGACCGGCGGCTACCAGCAGCGCCTCCAGCACATTCACGTGCTCGGCCGGGGAACATTCACGGTCGAGACGCTCCCCAACTTCGCCCTCTCCGGCAAGTCGAAGGTGCTGGACATGCAAGCGTCCGGGTTCCAGTGGGACCTGGACGGCTGGGACGACCCATCGGTCGGCTGGGGCGAGGATCTGGTCGAAGGCTGGGATGACTTCTGGCCGCGCCAGCTCGGCCGCGCCTTCCAGATCAAGTTCACCGAGACCTCGACCAACGTCGGCACCACCCCTCCGCTCGGGATTGGCGGCCCCGCCCAGGCGATCGGAGCCTGGGCGACCTACGGGCTGCACCTGACGATCACCCCGCTTCACCCCTACGGCTAGGAGGCCCCGTGCCCTTCGACTTCTCCTCCTTCCAGGTCGCACCTGGAGAGAAGCCCGCGTCCTCGGCCAAGTTCAACAACTTCCTGAACGCCGTCCAGGCGGGGATGAACGCAATGCCTGCCGCCAACATCGTCGGCTTCCCCGCCGATGCGAACAAGTTCCTGAATGGAGCAGGCGGGTGGGCAACCCCGATCACGGACATGGCCCAGGTCTTTACCTTCGGCCCGGGCAGTGATCTGCAGGGTGCGCTCCAGGATCTCTTCTCGGTCTCGATCCCGGCCGGGCGGATGGGACCGAACGCCGCGATCAGGATCGCAGCCGCCGGCGAGTACCTGAACAACGACACCGCAGGCCGGACGCTGCGGATCGTGCTCGTGCTCGGCTCCCAAACGATCTGGGACGTGACCAGCCCCGGAACCGGCACCGCCGCCAGCCGCCGCAACTGGAGCTTCGAGGCCCTGATCCAGGCGAACGGCTCCGTCTCCGCCCAGCAGTCGATGGGGATGTTCGAGCTGTCCGGGCAAAACTCGCCCGCGACCGGGATGGGGGCGCTGCAGCAGTACAGCCAGAACGCCGCAATCGAGGGCAACTTCCTCGGGGTCGCAACGACCGTGAACATGGCCGGCGGCCAGACCTTGAAGTTGCAGGCGGCGCACAGCTCCAGCCAAACGTCCGTCCTGATTCGTCGTGTCCTTGCTCGCGTGGAGGTAACCGCCTGATGGCCTACTACCCGGAGACGACCTTCGGCAGGGGAGGACCGCAGAGGCTCCCTGCCTACTACGGTTCGACCGCACCGTATGCGGCCACCGTTTCTACCGGTCAGCCGCCGATCACGACCGGACCGTATGGGACGGGCGGGGTCTACCCGACCGGGCCGTATGCGGGGACGATCGACCCGAACGCGACACGGCCGCAGACGGCCGATGTCAGCGGGGTGCAGTGGCCCCCGCAGCAGCAGAGGCCGACGATCGACTTCTCGAACATCGACTACTCGAACGACCCGATCCTCGCCCGGGTGAAGGCACTGGCAGAAGAGTCGATCGGGCAGGCGAACGCCGATGCGCGGGCGAACCGGGTACGGCTGGCGATCGGCCTTGGCGATCCGGAGCTGGTCGATCAGCTCAAGCTCGGCTCCGACGTGCGCAAACAGGCGTCCGAGAACACCTTCGGCACCTTCCAGGAGCTGAGTCGCCAGCTTGACCGGCGGAACATCTTCGACATCACCGGCAACCTCTCGGACAAGCACAACCTCTTCTACTCGACCGAGAGAGGACGGCAGCTCGGCCTCTCCGGGGAGCAGTACCTGCGGGACAAGAGTCAGGCAACCAGTGCCGTCCAGGGTCAGCTGGCGACCATCTCCCAGAACCTGATCGCTCAGAAGATGGCCGCCCAGGCGCAGATCATCGCCGCCGAGCAGGATGCCTACTCCCGGGCCTTGCAACAGGCCCTGTATGCGGCAGGGGTGGGGTAGATGGCGACCTATCCCTGGGCACCCCAGCCCTGG